CGCCGACGTAATGCCGCTATATAACCCCCACACTACTACCATCTGATTCGTATATTTGGGTCTTAAACTTAAAAGGCATGGCACAGAAGATTAAAGTACACGGTAAGGCTGCGAACCTTAGCGGCTTGCGTATGGAGGGCGGACGCATGATTAACGACAGCCCAACTCCAATGGCTCCGATAACACAGGCTGCTATTATGCGGAAGGAGCGGATGCGTCAGGAGAAGATTGACATGATGGCCGAGGCTTACCACCGGGCCGATATGCAGCACGAGATGATGGAGATGGCTATGGGTAAGTACAAGGACATGGACTAACCAAGTCAAACACAGATAGGCAAGGGGACTTCGGTCCCCTTTTCTATGTCGTCAATGTCGATTCTAATTCTAACTATGTCGTTTTTATGTCGATTCTTTTGACCTAACTTATTGATAATCAATCTCTATGTCGATTATGTCAATTTTAACTTTACTTTCTAATGGGAAAAAAATAATATATATAATAAAGAGAGAGAGAGAGATAGGGACATAGCCAAAATCGGCTTTACGACATGTGGTGGTTTAAGGCTTGGTTATTTGGTATTAGACAATTGACTGTTATATTTGCACCACTCTAATCAAACAAAATGAACACATCGGGTTATTCTCCAAAGGAGTTATACTTTTCACAGGACGCCGTTGGGCGCCTAATTGGTGGCATCACCAAGATGAGCAACGCCGTCAAGAGTACCTTGGGTCCTCACGGCAACACGGTACTAATCGAGTCCCCGCACCACACGCATGGCATCACGGTAACGAAGGACGGGGTGACGGTGGCCAAGGCCATTGAGTTGAAGGACCCGGTCGAGAACCTTGCGGTTCAGATGATGAAGGAGGCGGCGGACCGCACGGCGACGTTGGCGGGCGACGGCACGACCACGGCGATTGTGTTAACCGAGGCGTTGGTACGCGAGGGCATGCGGAACATATCGGTGGACATGAACCGCACGGAGGTGCTGCGTCAGATGGTGGAGTTGAGCGGCAAGGTGGTGGAGAAGTTGAAGCGCAGGAGCAAGAAGGTGTCGGGCGGCATGCTGCACGACGTGGCGACAATCTCGTCCAACAACGACAAGGCCATCGGTCAGATAATCTCGGAGGTATATAGGGAGGTTGGACGCAACGGCATTGTTACCGTCGAGCGCAGCCAAACGAGCGAGACCTACTCGGAGACCACAAAGGGTCTAAAGGTTGACAGGGGGTACATGTCCCCGCTGTTCATCAACGACCAACGCAAGGACGAGTGTGTCTTCGAGGACACCATGGTGTTGGTGTGCGACATGGAGATAAGCAACATCCTTCAGATTGAGAATATCCTGAAGCCAATTGTAAGCGAGGGCAAGAAGTTGCTGATTATCTCGCCATGCAGCGTGAACGTAATAAACACCTTGGCGGCTAACGTGATGAAGGGCAACATTAAGGTGTGTGCCATTCCGCCGCCCAACTTCGGATACAAGCAGCACGAGTTGATGCAGGACATCGCCGTGTCGCTTGGGGCCACGTACTTCAGCGAGAAGACGGGCGACGACCTGAGCCTCATCAACTACGGACACTTGGGCCACGCGGCCAAGGTGATTGTGGGGCGCGACAGCACGGTGATTATCAAGTCGGAGGTTAAGTCAAATCAGGAGACCATCGAGGAGCGCGTCGCTCAGTTGTGGGAGTCACACGCTTTGGCGAAACGCAAGGCCGACAAGGACTTCATCTTGGAGCGCATTGCTTCATTGACAGGCGGCATCGGCGTCATCTACGTTGGCGGAAATACGGACCTCGAGCAGAAGGAACTGTACGACCGGGTTGACGATGCGGTATGCGCGGTGCGGTCGGCATTGGAGGAGGGCATCCTCCCCGGCGCGGGCAAGGCGCTGTACGAGGTCAGCGTACACTCGCTGATGTCAGGCAACCCGTCCACAGCCGAGCAGGTAGCGGCGGAGATACTTGACGCGGCTATCAAGGTTCCACTGATTCAAATCCTTTCCAACGGCGGTTATGACTACCGCGACATTTACACCGACGCGGTCGGCGAGGGCGAGGGCTTCAACCTAAAGACGGGCAAGACGGGAGACCTGATTAAGATGGGGGTGATTGACCCGCTGAAGGTCACACGGTCGGCGTTGCAGAACGCGGTGAGCGTGGCGACCACAATCCTAAGTACCAACGCAATTGTAACAATGGCCCGCTCCTATGAGTCAGCATGACGAGATAATGAAGGCCGACGGCTTTGATGAGGCCATCATTGGGACAGACTACCGCACGGACAGGATAGTGTACTCAGTCTACAAGTGCGTCAAGATTCTAATGAAGCGAGACCGCATGGCCTTCGACGAGGCCCTTGAGTTTTTAGAGTTCAACACGTTCTCCGCTTACGTTGGCGAGGGCACACCCATATTTGTAGACGACATAACGGTATGAAGGCAATAGGCAAATACATTGTAGTCCGTCAGTTGGAGGAGGAGGTGCGGACGGAGTCCGGCCTGATACTCAGCGGCGAGGACACCAATCAGTTCAGGTACCGCAGGGGTGTGGTAATATGCCCGGGCACCGACGTGAACTGCATCAGTGTCGGCGACGAGGTGTACTACGATAAGGCGCACAGTTTCACTATGCTAATAGGCGAGGAGCATCACACCATCATTCTTGAGCGGGACGTTGTTGTTGTCGCTTGAGTCGCTCGGCTTCGGCAATCTCGTTCATCTCGTCGATTAGTTTCCGGTAGACCTTGTCGCTATAACGATAGGTGCGCTCGCCCAACTTCAGTCGGGTGATGTAGTGCTGCTTGCGTGGTATGGCAGGGAACGGCACCGAGTGGCTAAGTTTGTCATAGATGAAGTCAACGACCTGAGCGGCCTTGAAGGAGATTTGGTATAGGGTCCTTTGGTTCCCCGTCCTTGGCCTGAACACCGTTATCCACCCATCCCTAAGAAGCCGCTTAAACCGCTTGCTGTCCCAATGAAGGACGGACTCAAACTTTTCAAATCGCTCCCTACTGAAGTAGTTCTCATCGTAGAGGTACAGGAGGACGTCGAGGTCGGCCTCGCTTAGGTCCCACTTTCTTTTTGCATATTGGCGGACCACACGCCAATACTTTAGATAATTAGATTTCATTTTATACTTTTGAGCAAAGTTAACCTATCATGCCCGAGCAAACTAATTCAAAGGAGTCCACGCCAAAGAAGGACGAGGACGTCGCGTTTCGCAACGAGTCGATTGCCACCATCCGTGGGTTAGTTCACGAGAACAAGAAACTACGCGAGGCGATGTCGGCATCGGCAAAGCAGCGCAGGTCAACGGTATCACAGCGTCAGTCTTCTGCCTCACGCATTCAGGGATTGCAAACGCTTAAAAATACTTTGGGCACCCCGTCCAAGGCTTAACCAAAAATAAGTAAAATGAAAAAGACCCCAATGAAGACCGCCATCAAAACAATGGCTGCAAAGAAGGTTGCCACCAAGATGGCTCCAAAAAAGAAGGGCATGGTTCAAAAGAAGATGTACTAATCTTCAATGCCCAAGTCTAACAAGATTTGTCCTGCGGGAATTAAGTGGGCGAAGGCTACCTTTGCCCGCTACCCGTCGGCCTATGCAAACATGGCGGCGAGTAAATACTGCAAGGACCCTAACTACGGAAAATCAAAAACATCAAAAAGAAAAAAATGACAGACGTAAAATCTTGGATTCAGTCCCGAACCATTTGGGCTATCCTGTTGGTGCTTGCACCCCTTCTGACCAAACTCGTTGGCTACGACATCGAGGCCACCATGGCCGACATCCTTACAATTGCGGGCGCCGTCGGCGCAATCTATTTCCGCTTTACAGCCACGGCTGCACTGAAGTAATGACGGGAGAACTGAGGAAGTGGAGGGAGGAGAAGTGGGTCCGGATTGGAACGGACGGCTCAATTAAGGGTCCGTGCGGTACAAGTAAGGACACGCGCAATCCCGACAGATGCTTACCTTTGGGCAAGGCTAAGAGCCTGTCACGGGCTGACCGTGCGGCTACTGCCAAGAAGAAGAAGTCCGAGGGTGGCAGCAAAACTCAGTTTGTTAGCAACACACCAAAAGCAAAGGTCACATCTAAATACACAAAGCGATGAAAGCAACACCCTGCACACACAATGTAAACAAGGCGGTGTACGGTTCAAAGACCAAGCCCAAGCCTAAGAAGAAGTAACATGGCGAACAAGTCCTCCATGAAGTGCAACCAACCTGTCCCGTCGGATAGGCCGGGAAAGAAGAAGATGGTGAAGGCTTGCCAAGACGGCAAAGAGAAACTTATCCACTTCGGCGCTGAGGGCTATGGACACAACTACTCGTCGGCGGCCCGTAAGTCGTTCAGAGCGAGGCACGGTTGTGATACAGCATCCAACAAACTAACCGCAAGGTATTGGGCTTGCAAGAACCTTTGGGCCGGGCCCGGGGGCGACACTAAGAGCAGCCCTAAAAGTCGAAAAGGAAAATACTGATGAAGATAACATATCATGGTACCCCGCCTGTTGTAAACAAGAGCCGGGGCTTTGGAGACACAGTAGAGAAGTTCACCAACGCTACGGGCATAGCGAGGGTGCTAAAGAACATCACAGCGGCGGTCGGAGTTGAGGACTGCGGATGTGCAGCCCGAAGAGATACGTTAAACCGCATATTCCCATACAACAATGCCAACACCTAAACTTCAGCCGAGCCGTGCGCTCAGGCTTGCTATAACCAACAATGCTGAGATTCCGACACTTAATGTCCTCGCATCAGGAACGAACACATCGACAGGCACGGCAGTTAGTATCACTCCGGGCACGGGTGACTTTATTGCTGCGGGAGTTAAGCCGGGGGACATTGTATACAATATAAACACCCCGCTTGTTCCACTTGCTGCCACAGTTACAGCCGTGTTGAGTTCAACAGCAATTACCCTAAACGTAGGCATATTCCCTGCTGTACTTTACCCATTTATTATCTATCAGTCGGGAGCAAACGCGGGCGTGTATGATGCGTGTGTTCTATATATTGGAACAAGCGGCAACCTATGTGCTGAGACGGCGGGCGGAGACCAAGTCGTATTTTCAAACGCCGCAGGTGGATTTTTTCCTGTGAACGTCCGAAGGATACTTACAAGCATAGGGTCGACCACAACAGCAGCATCGAATATTATAGGTCTTTGGTAACATGTCGATAAGGACACAGCAAGCAACGCAAATGATTTCGCAATGTAGGCCGAACGACACGGTTGACATTCCGAATCCATCAAACCGTATTACTCAGGGTGTAACATTTAGTGCTGTTGCTAACAAACTTATCAAGTCAGGACCCGATGGGTTATTTATTTCAAAGGGCGTTCAACCCGGAGACATAGCCTTGAATGTAAACAGTGGGTTTTATACTACTGTTGTTACCGTAGAGTCCGAGTCCTCTTTGTTATTGGCATCAAATATTTTTTCAGTAGCGAATCAGGCTTTTGCAGTTTTCAGGTCTATACCAAACGGCGGATACCCTTGGACTCCATGTATTCGTATAATTACCTTCGGCGCACTTCCATATAATGTAAACTTAATTACGGCGGGAGGGGACAATATTATATTTACAACAACAGGATTCTTATCTGTTAACACACTCGGGAGCATCCAAGTAAGCAGGGTCCTTGCTACCGGAACAGATGCGGGTTTAATCTTCGCAGCATTTCAATAGATGTCAATTATCTCATTAGCAATATCGAACATTACCGCTGTTTCAATCACAGCGCCACCCGCAGGGGGGAACGTAATTCCCACGCCGAGTCCGAATTGGGCGGACATAGACTTCGTCCCAACGGGCAGGACTTGGACCTATAACAAGCAGCAGATTCAGGGCATCGACGAGGTAATATCACTTAGGCTTTCATCGAGTGCAAACCCTAATCCTGAGAATAAGATATACATAAACGTGTCACTGTCAAACCCCGCGTGGTCCAATGGCGGCACATCAAGTGATGACCCTGTCACTGCGGGATTTACCGAGGTAACATCCTTCCCGTATGACTTTACCGTTCAGCCTAACGATTACGTATCGTTTGCGATTTGGATGCAGGAGTCGGGAACGTACAGTTACACGATGACCGTATCAAACGAGTCGGATAGTGGTACCGTGATTGACACGTTCCTTGCCGACTCAAGCGGAAGCAATGTAGTGCCATATCCTGCGCTTGATTGGGCGAATGTAATATATGATGTAGGGGGACTCTACTATCAAGTTAGTAAGCAGCAGGTAAATGATATAACTCAGCCTATTGATTTGAAGTTTATATCAAGCCCTCCGATAAGTGGCGGTGAAACAATCATGCTTTATATATCTCAGACTGAGCCGTCATGGGCTAACGGAGATGTTGTTTTTGACACTCCATCTATTCTCGGATTTAATGTCATCAATGAGGGTGTAACATTCACAGTAAATAGGGGGGATTGGGTTTCATTTGCGATTGAGTCAAGTATAGGTGTCAGTGTAAATTATTACATTGATGTAGTGAATGAATCAGATGGGGATGAACTATTAGACGCATTTACAGCGGACGTGTTTGGATTATGAAGTTTACAGATTGGTTATCATCAATAGGGATAGATATAACACTAATGTTTGCAGGAATGGCGGGCAGCGTGTTGATGGCAACTAAGAGACAGAAGCAGAACATAAAGGCTTCGGTGTTGGGAATCGTGTCGGGTACACTCTCGGCTAACTACCTAACTCAGGTTGCCATCGAGGTATTTGAACTTGAGGGTCGCAGCCAATACGGCGTCGCCTTCTTGTTGGGATACTTTGGACTAAAGGGAGTAGAGAAGTTTGTAGAAAAATTCAGTAAGGATGGCAAAGCAGAAGACAACTTCGGACCGGGCTTTTAAGCCCAAGGCGAAGCGCAACAATAAGGGCGTACATTCCAAGAAGGGGTCGAGTAAATTAAAGACGAGCAAGAATTACAAGAAGGAGTACAAAGGTCAGGGTCGATGAACATATCGAAGAACTTCACGCTAAAGGAGATGATAAGCAGCACGACTGCTATACGTTTAGGCATACCGAACGACCCCCCATTAGATGTGGTGAACAATATGATTTTATTGGCCGATGCTGTCCTTCAGCCTCTGCGAGAGTACATGGACGAGTCCATTAGGGTAAGCAGCGGTTACAGGAGCCCGGTTTTGAACCGCAAGATTGGCGGGAGTAAGTCCTCTCAGCATTGCGTGGGTCAGGCGGCTGACCTAACATGCGATGGGAAGAACAAGAAGATGTTCGACTTCATCAAGGATAGCCTCGTGTTCGACCAACTAATATGGGAGTTCGGAACGGAGCGTGAACCCGATTGGGTCCACGTGTCATACAAGAGGGATGGCAACAGGCGTCAGGTCCTTGTGGCTAAGAAGGTAAACGGCAAGACGGTATATGAGCAATATGGCTGACAGGCAGAGGAAGAAGTTCAAGGACACCAAGTTGGGGCAGTTCCTGCGCGTCAAGGCACCAAAGGTGTTGGACGTGGTGGGGGACGCCTTGCCTGACGAGGGCGTATTAGGTATCGTCAAGAACCTAATAGAGAACTCGACTGAGTTGCGTGAGGAGGACAAGCAGATGCTTAACAATGTCCTGCGCGAGATGCAGGAGGTCGAGGTCAGGGACCGCGAGTCGGCTCGTCAGAGGGAGGTTGATATAGCCAAGTTGGGCAAGACGGACTTCATGTTCCTTATGACGGGGGCAATTGGGTTGGCGGTCTTTTGCTTTATTGTCTATGCAATCGTGTACCTTCAGGTCCCGGATGACAACAAGGAGATATGGATTCACCTAATCGGAATCTCAGAAGGCGTAGTTCTTTCTATCTTTGGATACTATTTTGGAAGTTCAATCAAACGCAACTAAAAATAAATCAATGGAAGTAGTATCAAACAAGGCGTCACAGTACGTCACGGCAGAGGAACTAAACACGATTCAGAGCATGAACTCGGACTTTACACGGGCCAAGATTGCGCTTGGGGAAATTGAACTCCAACGGCATGGCCTGTTAAAGCACATTGATGAACTCAAGGAAATGTTCACTAACAATGAAAAGATGCTTATTGAAAAGTATGGCGACAATGCTGTCATCAATGTTAAGACAGGCGAGGTCACTGATAAAGTGCATAATAACAATACTTAAAAGACTAACAATGGCTAAGATAACCACATACCCCAACGATACAAACATCACATCAGGTGATAAGTTAATTGGCACAGACGTTGACAACTCTGATGCTACAAAGAACTTTACCGTAGGTGGACTTCAATCCTTCTTTGGTCAGACATTTGTTCCATACACCGGGGCTACTCAGAATGTCAACCTCGGAACCTTTAACTTGAACACAACAGGTGACGGGGCGTTTGGGGACTTGGCTGTAACTTCACTTGCTGATGTTGGTGTCCTGAAGGCAAACTTTGGGATTCAACTCCCACAGGGTGCGCTCGAGGTTGGCGCTACAAATGATGCGGGTTCCACGGGTGAGGTCCTTGTTAGTCAAGGAGCGGGTGTCGCCCCATCTTGGTCTCCATCTCCTTGGTTGATTCCTACGGGTGCGTCATTCTTTGATACGACGGTTCAGTCACCCAATCCTCTTCAGGCTCCAACAAAAATGAAGTTCAATACTACCGATATTTCTTCGGCTACTATTAGTATTGTTAACGACTCGGTTAGTATTATTCAGCCGATGCCAAGCCGTATATTTATTGCTGATACAGGTGTTTTTAACATTCAGTTTTCTGCCCAACTGCAAAAGACCGCAGGTGGTGGTACTGATAAGGTTTCTATTTGGCTGCGTAAGAATGGTGTAGATGTGCCAAATAGCACGACACATATCACCATGACAAACAACAATGATTACAATGTTGCTGCGTGGAACTTCTTTGCGAGTGCGACAACGGGGTTTCCAAACTATGACTACTTTGAAATTATGTGGGCGTCATTGACAGGGGCAACACTTTTGAATTATGAAACAGCCGACCTGATACCTCCACATCCTGCGGTTCCATCCGTTATCCTTACAGTAAACAAGGTCGCATAATGGTCGACATCAGGAAGATATCCATTGGTCCCGACTATAAGGGTGGCGCTATGCACTACATTGTAGGGCAGAAGGTCATCAACGATACCCATGAGATACACCTGATAAAATATGACGACAGCAAGCAGTCAGTCAAAATATATATCATAAACGAAAAATCGGAGATTACACTATGGAAGGAGTTCAACTCCACCATACCGATGTCAATCGAATACAATATAAACTACTGATGAGGTCACCCTTCTATTTCATAGTAGAACCAAAGGACAATAGCAGATACAATAACACCAAGGAGATAGGCGGAGTAGAGTTTATCGTCAACACGTCCGAGGAGGAGCATAAGTTCTCCAACAGACATGCTATTGTAATGGAGACGCCGCTTGGATACAACGGGCCAATCAAGCCCGGGGATACGCTGCTTGTTCACCACAATGTGTTCAAGTTCTATAACGACATGAAGGGTAAGCGAAGAAGCGGCAAGAGTTTCTTTAAGGAGAATAAGTTCTTTATTGAGCCTGACCAATTCTTTTTATATAAGACCAATGGTGATTGGAACAGTTACGATAGGTACTGCTTTGTTAGGCCCGTTCCTGCCACCGATTGCTACATTAAGAAGCCGTTCACACACGAGCCTCTAATGGGGGAGATGGTATATCCAAACGATTACCTCAAGTCACGTGGGGTGAATGCAGGTGACAAGGTTTGCTTTACGCCTGAGAGCGAGTACGAGTTTGATGTAGACGGAGAGAAACTATACCGAGTATACGACCACCAAATAACTATGAAGTTATGAATATAATTTCATTTGATAATATAATTATAGACCCTGATAATTATATTAAAGATATTTTATCCAACAATTTTTGTGACGTACATGATGGTGAACATGTATTCAATGGCATACAGCAGCGTGGTGATGATGAGTTCTCTGCATACGTTTTGTCTTTATTTCATGGATATGAAGTGACATTTAATTTCATAAGAAAATCCTGCATTGGTCAAGAGGAGCCTAATTATATTCACTCTGATGAGATGATGGGGGATATTACAGCCATATTGTATTTAAGCAAAGAGCATCCATCGGATGACGGAACCACCATGTATGATGATGAAAGAAAACCATTGGCTCGTATTTTTTCAAAGTTCAATAGGATGGTTGCTTTTGACTCATCTATATTGCACTCAAGGAATATATTTGAGAACTTTGGGGAGGAGGATAAATCAAGATTGATTCAGGTTATATTCCTAAAACATATTTTGATAAAATAACAATGAGGGTATGAGGGATGTAAGGGAAGTGAAGTTGAGGATTATCGAGGCGGGACATCAGGCCGTAGAGCAACTCATAAAGGTTGCCAAGGAGGACATTATCAAGCACGATAACGAGGAGGAACTATCCGCTGACAGACTAAAGAACGCGGCGGCTACAAAAAAGTTAGCCATATTTGATGCCTTCGAGATTCTAACTAAGATTGAGATGGAGCGAGAAAATCTCGAGTCATCTAATGCCGATACAAAGCGAGTAGATACACGACAAGGGTTTGCGGAAAGAAGGTCAAGATAATGAACTATATGTTTCGATTAGGGGTTTCATCCCCACTGCTGTACTAAACAGGAAGAACAAGAGTAGGTCTTGGGAGTACGGGTATAATGCGGAACATGACATGGTCGTCATTTCAAAGACGGGCCAAGTTGGAGAGGTCGTAAACATATCCGGCCTAAACATAGCACTGCCATTGGAACCAACAAAGTGTCCTCAAAGACACTCCAAACCCGAGGAGCAGTATTGGGAACGCAGTGAGTTACCCAAGGAATTGCTAAAGATTCAGTCCATCTTTCATTGGAATGAGATGCCGGGCGACTTTAAGAACGCTTGGGTGGACTACATAGAGCAGGAGTTCGATTACCGAGAGCAGGGCTATTGGTTTATGAACAACGGGGTCCCAACTTATATTACGGGCTCCCACTACATGTACCTTCAGTGGTCAAGTATAGACGTAGGCTACCCCGACTACCGTGAGGCGAACAGGATTTTCTTTCTATTTTGGGAGGCATGCCGTGCAGACCCAAGGTGTTTTGGTATGATATACCTGAAGATTCGTCGTTCGGGCTTTTCATTCATGGCATCATCCGAGTGCGTTAATATCGGAACGCTTGCAAAAGACTCGAGGGTCGGCATACTATCAAAGACGGGGGCCGACGCTAAGAAGATGTTCACCGACAAGGTGGTTCCAATTAACAGTAAGTTACCATTCTTCTTCCGCCCAATCATGGATGGGATGGATAAGCCTAAAACAGAGTTGGCGTTCAGGGTTCCCGCCTCTAAAATCACCAAGAAGAACATGTACGAGGTGAGCGGGGATGACATCATGGGGTTGGACACCACCATAGATTGGAAGAACACAGAGGAGAACTCCTATGACGGAGAGAAACTATTGTTCTTGGCACACGACGAAAGCGGAAAGTGGGTTAGGCCAAACAACATTCTTAATAATTGGCGTGTAACCAAGACGTGTTTGCGCTTGGGAAGCAAGATTATAGGTAAGTGCATGATGGGGTCTACCTCAAATGCCCTCAGTAAGGGTGGCGATAACTTCAAGTCCCTGTATGAGGACTCGAATGTATCCTATCGAAATGCCAACGGTCAGACAAAGAGTGGCATGTATGGCCTGTTCATACCTATGGAGTGGAACATGGAGGGCTTCATCGACCTATATGGCATGCCTGTGCTTCGTAAGCCTGAGAAGAGGGTACGCGGAGTGGACGGTGGATGGATAGAAAACGGTGCTATTGACTATTGGGATGCCGAGGTTGACTCGCTAAAGAACGACTCGGACGCCCTGAATGAATACTACCGTCAGTTTCCGAGGACAACATCGCATGCTTTTAGGGATGAGAGCAAGCAGTCGCTGTTCAACCTAACCAAAATCTACCAACAGATTGACTACAACGACTCCGTCATCAAGGAACACTACCTCACAAGGGGCTCATTCCATTGGAAGGACGGTATAAAGGACACTCAGGTCATTTGGATGCCCGACAAAAGGGGCAGGTTCCTCATATCTTGGTTCCCAAAACGGGAACTTCAGAACAGGGTCATTGAAAAGAACGGCATTAAGTACCCCGGCAACGACCACCTTGGGTCTTTTGGGTGTGACTCCTACGATATATCGGCTGTTGTTGGTGGCAGGGGGTCAAATGGGTCACTGCATGGCATGACTAAGTACCACATGGACGACGGCCCGGTCAATGAGTTCTTCTTGGAGTACATTGCCCGCCCTCAAACGGCTGAAATCTTCTTTGAAGAGGTGCTGATGGCCTGTGTTTTCTTCGGGATGCCTATCTTAGTGGAGAATAATAAGCCGAGGCTGTTATATCACTTCAAGAACAGGGGGTACAGGGGGTTCTGCATGAACCGACCTGACCGAGAGTTCACTAAATTGTCAAAAACTGAGCGTGAACTTGGAGGAATACCCAACTCTTCCGAGGAAGTTAAGCAAGCACACGCCTCAGCAATCGAATCCTATATTGAGAAGTACATTGGGTACGACACGACGGGCACATACCGTGAGCCTGACGTGATTGGGACGATGCCTTTCACCCGAACATTGGAGGATTGGGCAAAGTTTGACATAAACGACAGGACAAAGTTCGATGCCTGTATAAGTTCAGGGTTGGCTGTTATGGCAAACCAAAAACATCTGTACCAACCCGAGAAAAAACAGACAAAAATTAGCATTAACTTTGCAAGATATATCAATGATGGAATATCAAGTAAACTGATTAGATGAAAGAGATAGAAATCAACGTATCATCTACGATATTCCCGAGTCAGTTTGTACCTGACAGTGTGAAGGAGACGTCGGAGTATGGTCTTCAGATTGGTCAGGCCATACAATACGAGTGGTTTAGGCGAGACGGGAACTCATGTAGGTATTACAGTCAATGGAGGGACTTCCATCGACTACGTCTTTACGCACGTGGCGAGCAGCCCGTTGGTAAATACAAGAATGAGTTAGCCATCGACGGAGACCTTTCGTACTTGAACTTGGATTGGACACCCGTGCCTATACTTCCAAAGTTCGTTGACATTGTTGTCAACGGCATGTCGGACAGGATGTTCAAGGTGAAGGCATACGCACAGGATGCAATGTCTCAGGCCAAGCGCAATAAGTATCAGGACATGATTGAGGGGCAGATGGCCGCGAAGGACATCCTGCTTACAATACAAGAGGAGGCGGGAGTCAATCCTTTTGTGATGGACCCCAATGAGTTGCCCGAGAATGACGAGGAGATGTCCTTGTTCATGCAATTAAAATACAAGCCCGCCATCGAAATTGCCGAGGAAGAGGCCATCAATACAATACTTGACGAGAACCACTACTACGACACACGTAAGCGGTTAGACTACGACATGACCGTGTTGGGTATTGCCGTGGCAAAGCATGAGTTCTTACCCGGAGCGGGCGTGAAGGTGTCATACGTAGACCCCGCAAATGTGGTATACAGTTACACCGAGGACCCATACTTCACCGATTGTTTTTATTGGGGAGAGATTAAGACTCTGCCCATGACTGAGTTGCTCAAGATTGACCCGACCCTTACCAACGAAGATTTGGATAAGATTAGTCAGTACAGTCAGAGTTGGTATGACTACTACAATGTGGCTCAGTTTTACGAGAACAGTATCTTCAGCAGGGACACCTGTACGCTACTGTACTTCAACTACAAGACCACTAAGAAGATGGTCTACAAGAAGAAGATACTTGAGGGCGGAGGAACTCGTATTATACCAAAGGACGATACATTCAATCCTCCCGTCGAGATGATGGAGGATGGTAAGTTCGAGAAGTTAGAGAAGACTATTGACGTATGGTATGAGGGCATCATGGTCATGGGCACCAACATCCTGCTAAAGTGGGAGTTGGCCGAGAACATGGTTCGACCCAAGTCAGCAAGTCAGCATGCCATCCCCAACTATGTGGCATGCGCTCCGCGTATGTACAAGGGTGCCATTGAGTCGTTGGTTCGCAGGATGATTCCATTCGCCGACCTGATTCAAATCACCCACCTAAAGTTGCAGCAGGTCATCTCACGTGTCGTACCTGACGGTGTATTCATTGACGCCGACGGACTGAACGAGGTAGACTTGGGTACGGGCGCTGCATATAATCCCGAGGATGCACTGAGGCTGTACTTCCAAACGGGGTCGGTCATCGGTCGTAGTTATACCCAAGAGGGTGAGTTCAATAATGCACGGGTTCCAATTCAACAACTTACATCCAACTCAGGGGCAAGCAAGACTCAGATGCTTATCGCCAACTATAACCACTACATGGACATGTTACGTGCCGTGTCAGGGTTGAACGAGGCAAGGGATGGGTCAACGCCCGACCCTAACTCATTGGTTGGGGTACAGAAACTTGCTGCATTGAACTCGAACACAGCAACCCGTCACATTCTCGAGGGTGGCCTGTTCATATTCAGGTCTATCTCAGAGGCGCTCACGTATCGTATCGCTGACATTCTCGAGTATTCCGACTTCAAGGACGACTTCGCAAATAAGATTGGTAAGTACAACGTGTCATTACTGAACGACATCAGTGACCTATATATTTACGACTTTGGTATCTTCATCGAGATAGCACCCGACGAGGAGCAGAAGGCCCAACTCGAGGGCAACATACAGATGGCCCTCAGTAGGGGAGACATCAACCTTGAGGATGCAATCGACATCAGGGAGATTAAGAACCTTAAACTTGCAAACCAACTACTGAAGGTTAAGCGTGTCAAGAAGCAGGAGCGCGAGGAGAAGATGCAGATGCAGCAGCAGGCCATGATTTCACAGCAGCAACTCAAAAGTCAAGAGTTGGCGGGTCAGGTTGCCATGCAAAAGATTCAAGCCGAGACACAATCGAAGATGCAAATCAAGCAAGCCGAGGTGGCCTTCGAGATTCAAAGGATTCAGCAGGAGGCGGAACTCAAGCGTATGCTTATGGCTGAGGAGTTTAGGTACAATCTGCAACTCCACGGAATGCGAGAGCAGATGGTCAATCAAAGGGAGGGCGACAAGGAGAAGGCTAAGGAGAAGCGCATTAGCATACAGAACACGCAGCAGTCTAAGTTAATCAACCAACGCAAGAATAATCTGCCCCCTATGAACTTCGAGTCAAATGAGGATACGTTGGATGGATTCGACCTTGCGGAGTTTGAGCCGAGATAAAAAAGTATATATAACTTTGTAAAAAATCAAATCAAATGGAACTGAAAGTTAGATTAGTTGAAGAGGGTGAAAATAAGGGTGTGCAAGAAATTGAACGCGAACTTGTTGATAGACATGAGCAGGAGATTCAAGCAGAAGTCGAGCAGCCTTCAAATGAAAATAATGAGGTCTTTGAAAGCAGCAGTGCTGACGAGGACCTGAGTGAAGAGAGAGTTCTTTCATATATTAGCAAACGCTACAATAAGCCAATCAATTCGTTCGACGAGTTGGTAAGTCAGCGTTCAGAGGCGGAGGAGATGCCCGAGGATGTTGCGGCTTATATGAAGTACAGGAAGGAAACGGGGCGTGGGTTTGATGACTTCCTCAAGTTGAGGAAGGACTACGACACAATGGACCCTGAAGATGTCCTGAAGGAATACTTTTCGGCTACTCAGGATGGCCTCGATGCAGACGACATTGAAGTCCTAATGGACGACTATCGTTACGACGAGGACCTTGATGAGGAGTCGAAGATTAAGAAAGTAAAGATTGCAAAAAAGAAGGCTATTGCAGAAGCCAAGAAGTTCTTCAGTTCTCAGAAGGAGAAGTACAAGATGCCGCTTGAGTCAAGTTTGGCAAGCATCTCCGATGAAGAGAAGAGGGAGTTCGATGGCTACAAGCAGTACCTACAACAGGCTAAGACCATCCAAGAGCAGGATGAGCGCAAGCGGAATTGGTTTGCACAGAAAACGAACGAGGTGTTTGGTGGTGAGTTCAAAGGTTTTGAGTTCAGCATAAACGACCGAAAGTTTACATTCGCTCCGGGGGATGCCTCCGAACTGAAGAAGGCTCAGTCAACTCCAACGAACTTTATCAATAAGTTCTTGGATGAGAATGGGCTTATGAAAGATGCGGCAGGTTACCATAGGTCGTTAGCCATAGCCATGAATCCTGAAAAGTTTGCCAAGCACTTCTATGAGCAGGGTTTGGCAGACGCAACCGAGGACGTCATGCGTAAGACAAAGAACATCAACATGTCTGAGCGTAGGGCGCCCGAGGTGACAAAGCAGGGCGGATTTCAGGTGAGGGCGGTAAACCCTGACTCCGGGCGAAAACTCAAAATCCGCAGCAACAAAAACACTTAACACACTAAAAAAAGATGGGAATTCTTTCTACACCGACATTCGCCCTACAACCCGCAGCCGAGCGGGTGGCGTTGTCTACAAACTACATCACCAACTTCAACTTCCTCAATCAGTATCTTCCTGATACTTACGAGAAGGAGTTTGAGCGTTATGGTAACCGTTCCGTATCATCCTTCCTTCGTATGGTTGGAGCCGAGATGCCCTCCGCTTCTGACCAAATCAAGTGGGCTGAACAAGGACGTCTGCACATTAAATACACCCAAGCACAAGCATCCCTTGTTGTTGCAGCAGGATGTACATTGACTGTCGGTGACCCCGGTGCTACAACTGCCGCTGTTCGCGTAAATCAGACTGTATTCATTCAAAATCCCGCAGGTGCGACTAACCGTGGAATTGTTGATTCTGTAACAGGTCTTGTGTTCACCGTAAAGTTTTATGAGGCCGCTGCTGCTATCGCAAATGGTGACCTCTGTACCGTGTTCATTTACGGTTCTGAGTTCGCCAAGGGAACATTTGGAATGCAAAACTCTCTTGAGGCTGAGGATAGCATCTTCGACAACAAGCCAATCATCCTAAAGGACACGTATGCCGTTAATGGTTCCGACATGGCTCAGATTGGTTGGGTAGAGGTGACAACCGAGAACGGTGCTACCGGATACCTATGGTACTTGAAGTCAGAACACGAGACACGTCTACGTTTCGAGGACTACATTGAGACCGCCATGATTGAAGCAGTACCCGCAGCGGCAGGTACAGGTGCCGCTACCTTTATCACAGGTGGTGCAGCGAACGCCGCAGGAACTCAGGGTGTATTCTATACGGTTAACCTTCGTGGTAACGTATGGGGAGCAGGTAACCCGGGGTCTCTTGGAGATTGGGATTCTGTTATTGGTCGTCTTGACAAGCAGGGTTCAATCGAAGAGAATGTGGTATTTGTAAACCGCGACTTCTCGTTCGACATTGACGACATGCTTGCTACCTTGAATGGTTTCAACGGTGGTACTGCTGCCAACGGAGCATCGTTCGGTCTGTTCGACAACGACATCAACATGGCTTTGAACCTTGGCTTCAGCGGATTCCGCCGTGGCTATGACTTCTACAAGTCAGATTGGAAGTACCTGAACGACGCTACCATGCGCGGTGGTCTTGCCAATGCAGGAAACAATACCGTTACAGGTCTGCTCGTTCCCGCAGGTTCAACTACCGTGTATGACCAAATCATGGGTAAGAATGCCAAGCGTCCGTTCTTGCACGTTCGTTACCGTGCGTCTGAGGCTGAAGACCGCCGCTATAAGACTTGGATTACCGGGTCAGCGGGTGGTGCTGCCACGACTGACCTCGATGCAATGCAGGTTAACTTCCTGTCTGAGCGTTGTGTGTGTACCCTCGGTGCAAACAACTTCGTGTTGTTCCGCTACGGAGTCTAATAGTCTAACAGTTTAGTATCAACCTGAATGGTCAGTGGGGGGTGTCTTCGAGGACACTCCCCCAACCATTCAAAAAAATCAAATCCAATGAAAAATAAGAATATCCCTTCGGACAAAACCTACAAACTTCTTGGCGGATACACTCCGCTATCTTACACTCTATCATCAAGAAACACACGGAGGTATCCCCTAATGTGGTATGATGAGGAGAAGAATATAAACAGGGCGCTTCGATATGCCCAAAACCAAAAGACCCCCTTTGAGGATGAGCAGGACGGGAATGCAATCCTTGAGCCTATTGTTTTTGAGGATGGGTTTTTAATAGTTCCAAAATCAAATCCTGTGCTTCAGCAGTTCCTTCACTATCATCCATTGAATGGAAAAACATTCATTTTGGTTGACAATGAGAAGGATGCTCAAGACGAGTTGGATGAAATGACAGTTGAGGTTGATGCCCTGATTGAGGCGCGTAAACTCACCGTCGAGCAACTTGAGACCGTATACCGTGTGGTGTTCGGCAAGGACCCAACGCGGTTTGCCACGGCAGAGATTCGGCGCGACATCTTAGTGATGGCTAAGAGGGACCCAAAGGGATTCCTCAATGTTATTAACGACCCGATGTTGAAATACAATGCCCGTGTTCAGATGTTCTTTGACTCTAACCTATTGAGTCTGAGGAACAATGGAAAAGAGGTATGGTTTAACACGCCGTCAAACAAGCGGAAACTCCTTGCGGTTCCATTTGGAGAGGACCACATTGAGACCGTATCTTTATATCTAAAGTCAGACGATGGTCTTGACGCACTGAAGTTCTTGGAAAGTCAATTAGAAGAATAGGATTTGTATATTTGTATTGTTCTCTGATGGTTTCATAGTTTTATTGTACATGGGGGAGAGGGGCGCTTAGGTGCCCCTTTCTTTTTATCTTTGTACAAAGCACATTAGAGATGATAAACTCTGTCAGGAATACGGTATTATCCGTTCTGAACAAGAATAACTACGGCTATATATCCCCATCGGACTTCAACCTGTACGCCAAACAGGCGCAGTTGGAGTTATTTCAGGATTACTTTTCCGACTATAATAAGACCATCAATCGTGAGAACGCTCGCATGTCGGGTACCGACTATGCCGACGAGCGCAAGAGAATTGAGGAGGCTATGGAGGTGTTCGCCGTGACGGACTATCTCGATGTTGTTACACCGCTTCCGAATAACACTTACTACCTTCCGGCGTTAGCGTACAACAATAACGACTACTTTATGATTAACAAGGTGGTCTGCTATCCAATTCAGGTAGCAACGGGATTTAATAGTGCAGCCGTGGCGAGTCAGTTGATTGATGCAACCGCTAACTTTATAGCGAGTGGTGTACAGGTTGGAGACATAGTCATCCGATACAATGCAAACTTCATAGCCAAAGTCACAGCGGTAACTTCAGCAACGATATTGACGCTTGACACTAACATATTCTTTGGTACACCCGAACAGTATTTTATTTTTTCAGGCCAAACGGTGCGTGAGGCTGAGAAGGTTACGCATGGTAAAATCACCATGCTAAACAATTCTTTATTAACGGCACCAAGTAATAACTTCCCTGCCTACACGCAGGAGTATGATAAACTGACCATTTATCCGCCAACAATAAATAATCGCGGACAGATATTAGCAAACTACTTCAGGTATCCATTCGACCCCAAGTGGACATACATTACACTTGTGAATGGAGAACCCTCATTCGACCAAACGCAGCCTGACTATCGGGACTTCGAGTTGCCAATCGAGGACGAGGCAAGGCTTACTATGAAGATACTTCAGTATTGTGGTATATCAATCAGAGAAGGTGAGGTGTATCAGTTTGGAAAGACAGAAGAGAACCAAGATAAAGCAGAATAACGATGGCCTATATATCACAGTTTGACTACTACAACAATCCGAGCAATCACGGCTCATATCAGTATGTAAGCCTGTTTGACATTGTCAATAACTTCATGTTAATGTATAATGGGAATCGCTCGTTAGTCAACAACGAAGAGCGATACAAGATTCTATTCCATGCCAAGCGGGCCGTACAGGAACTAAACTACGATGCCTTCAAGGAGATTAAGGTATTAGAGTTGAACGTATGTGACCTGCTTAGGTATGTACTCCCATCTGACTACGTTAATTGGGTTCGTATATCTCTATACAAGGACGGGTATCTTAGGCCACTGAGTGAGAACATTCAGGCCCTTTCATCCGACGCTTACTTGCAGGACAACAACTGTCAGATTCTATTCGACATCAATGGAAATGTACTGAAGCCTCAGTTCTCTAACATTGACTTTGATAGGATTACGGGAACAAAGAAGAGCATCTACTTAAACGAGGGTAATCAATTTAGTGGACAGCCGGGATACTTTGTTGACGGCATGTGGTACTTTGACTACGCCATCGGCAATAGGATTGGTCTTAATACCGAGACGGCGAACTTCAACCCTACATTCAGCATCGACAAAAAGAACGGAGTGATAAACTTCGACTCAACCATGTCAGGTGAAGTCTGCATACTTGAGTACGTATCTGATGGTATGGAGAATGGTGACGACTCGTTGATATCGGTCAATAAACTATTTGAGAAATACGTATACGCATATATTCAGTATGAGATACTGAACTCCAAGTTAGGCGTTCAAGAATATATAGTTGCTCGGGCACGTAAAGAGAAGGCGGCTCTGTTGAGGAACGCAAAGATTAGAATCAGCAACATTCACCCCGGCAGACTTCTGATGAATCTGCGTGGTATGGACAAGACAATCAAATAAGATGGCTAACGTAACAAGAACATTTGTAGCGGGTCGAATGAATAAAGTCGTCGATGAACGACTTGTTCCAAACGGCGAGTATATTGACGCATTAAATATCCGCATGGGTTCTACCGAGAACTCAGAGATTGGCGTCATTGAAAACTCAAAAGGAAACGACCGCCTTACATTCTTGGCCTATATTGATGGGACGCCGCTTAGTGTGGATGCTCTTTGTATTGGAGCCCTTGAGGATTCGGCGAATGACACACTCTATTGGTTTGTCCATGACCCCAACTTCACTGTTGGTGCCACAGGTAAACTTGACCTGATTGTATCATACAATGCCAACACAAGCATACTAACATACCACGTAGTTAGTATTGACGATGGAGGCGGTGTAAACACCACACTAAACTTCAATCCATCGTATACAATCACAGGCGTCAACATCATTGACAATCTGCTGTTCTTTACGGATGACTATAATCAGCCGAGGTTTATCAATGTTACAAGACAATACGCTGTTCCTGTTGCAAACATAGACGCCATATCAGCGGAGTCACTTCTTGTTATTAAGAAGCCACCGACATCTTCTCCGGCAATTACTCCATATCGTACTTCAAGTCAGGAGAACTTCATGGAGACGCGGTTTATCTGTTTTGCGTATCGTTATAGGTATGCTGATGGAGAATACTCCGCAACCTCTCAGTGGTCTGAGCCCGCATTTATTCCAAACCCGTTCGAGTTTTCGACAGAGAGTTTCTTAAATGAGGGTATGGTAAACTTCGCCAACGCATGCGACATTACCTATAACTCAGGCGGACCACTTGTGGTTGGTATAGACCTGCTATTCAAGAATGCGGACTCGAACATTATCAAGGTAATCGAGAAACTTGACAAGACCGACCTTGGATTAGCGAACAATACTGACTATCAGTATCAGTTCAACAATAGCAAGATATTCACTGTGCTGCCCGAGTCTGAACTGCTTCGCTTGTACGACAATGTACCAAGGCTTGCGAAGGCTCAAACAACTATGGGCAACCGCCTCATGTATGGTAACTATACTGAGGGGTACGACATGATTGATGCGAATGGTTTTCCTGTAAACCTTGAGTATTTTGTGACACTCAATACAGAGGATATTGGAACATCAGATATTCCCGACACGACATCGAATGGGAACTATAACATAAACGGAGCATTGACAGTTAATGGAAGTATAGTCGAGATTAACCTCGACCCTATAAACTTTCCATTGGTTGCAGGTTCATCTATTTCATGGGAGTTAAACATTGCCCATAGCACCTTCACGGGAACAGGTCCTTTCCCTGCGCCCATGTCTGATGTTCAGGTGAGTTTCACGTTCTTCCTTCAGACTAACTACACATCTGTATATCAGATGGCAACAAGCGTTGAGTTTCTGAACGCTGTTGGAACAAACCTAAATATCAAGCCCGTCTATGCGGCTCCGGGTAACGACACGTCCTGCGATGGCTCAACATTTACAGACATACTAAACTGTGCCCTTCCAAATACGCTTGGTACATTCAATAAGTATGCAAGCGGAATAACGGCTTCATCTCAACCAATTGCAGTTATAGCATCACCCGCAAGTAATGTGATAGGATTGCAGTTGATTGCTATGGAATATGTTGACGCTCCTGCGACACCAACGGTGAGTTTCTTTAACTATTACACCGTCTCTTCAGCACAGGCTGTATATCAGCAGGTGGCTACACCAAAGAGTCTCCATAGTAATCGGGGGTATGAGATTGGTATAGTCTACATGGACGAGTTTAATCGCTCGACCACTGCCTTGGTTAGTCCAAACAATACATTGTATGTTCCATGCGAGAACTCGTATTTGAAGAACTACATTCAGGTTACTATACCAACGACACAGATTGCACCGTCTTGGGCGTCAAAGTATAAGTTTGTTATCAAGCCCGATGCCGAGACATACGAGACAATCTTCAGTAACATATTCGTAAAGGATACAACCACAAACAATTGGTGGTTCCTTTTAGACGGAGAGAATGCAAGAAAGATTGAGGTAGGAGACAGGCTTATTGTAAAGTCAGATTCATCAGGAACCGTAACAAGTTGTGTGTATGCGACTGTTTTAGATAAGCAAAGCAAGACGGCGGGATTTATTGGGTCTGCACCTTCGGGTGTTTATATGAGAATAAACCCAAATGACTTTTCTGTTGAGGTTAACCCCGATGCAGTATTTCAAGAAAATAGAACAATCACTACAAATCAAGGCAATTCATTTCCTACAATAAACATTGACTTCAAGAATGGTTCAGGTGACAATGTAACCATACCATCGGGGAGTAGGATTATCTTAAACTTTACGTGGAAGAGGATTGGCGGATACAGTTTATGTGAAAAGCGTGAATACTATTGGTCTAAGACATTCATCTCCTCTGCCAACTATGATAACTTCAGGGATTGGTTTGTAGGGGATGGGATTGAAACAGCAATAGATAGCGGTACACAGAATGTTGGTTCGGGAGGTGGACCAATAGATAACACATATATTCCTTTACTAATACCATACAATACAAATGCGTATGTTGGTCCGTTAAGTGTCGGAACTAACTTTTGGAGATTTGAAGACCTTGGTCCAACAGGAACAGGTGATGCAGTACGTTTATGGCTTACGGGAACGGAGTCGTGTCCCGGCGTTCGCAGGAAGAGCAACAGGATGTCAAGCATACAGGTGAGCGTTACAATCTTTCGTGCCGTTGACCTGTTTGTATTCGAGACCGAGCCCGTTGATGCGCTACCCGACGTGTTCTACGAGAACGAGCAGTCGTTCGACATCGACACCAATGGTCAACACCTTGGTAACGTGCAAGACCAAAACTTTGCTACCAACCAATCGGCAATCATTGACACCACATTCCATAACTGCTATGCCTTTGGTAACGGTGTCGAGAGTTACAAGATTCGCGACTCGGTTGTAGGCAAGCAGTTTAATCTTGGTAACAGGGTGACGAGCGTGTCGGCTCAGGACTACAAGGAGGCTGACAGGTACGCTGATATAACATACAGCGGCATCTACAACAACGAGTCGAACGTCAATAAACTAAACGAGTTCAACCTTGGCCTTATCAACTTCAAGGCGTTGGAGGACTCGTTCGGTGGCATCTTCAAATTAGATGGACGCGAGACCGACGTTCTTGTTTTGCAGGAAGATAAGGTGTCATACGTTTTGGCAGGTAAGAATCTGCTATCCGACTCTGCTGCGGGTGGCGCTATCACCTCTGTACCTGAAGTGTTGGGCACACAGATAGCACGTGTCGAGAAGTATGGTATTAGTCAGAACCCTGAGAGTTATATTCATTGGGGATACGACAGGTACTTTACTGACGTGAAGCGCGGTGCCGTAATCCAACTCAAGGGTAACTCATATAGCAACGACCAACTACGAGTGGTATCGGAGCAGGGTATGAGGACATGGTTTAGGGACGAGTTCAATGCCGCGTTTAATACACAGAAACTCGGTGGCTTTGACCCGTACATGAACGAGTACGTTCTGTCATCAAACGAGCGACAAATACCCGGAACACCTCAGTGTGTTGACTGCGGAATTGCTAACATGTTTGTTTTGGCAGGGGACGAGGAGGTTGTGGCTGACTACTGCGTTGGTTTCGGTCAAGACGTAGGATTGGTTACGGTGTCTTGGGTGGTGAACTCTATAACTGTTGGTTCAACATTTGAGATTTCAAGCGTATACAATAGTGTCACCAACTCATCGGGTCTTGTAAATACTGCGGGAAGTTTCACGTTTAACAAGAACTCCAATACCATAGACTTTGCGGACATCAATATATTCGTTGACGGCGAGATTACAATCACTGTCACCGTATCATGTCCCGTTGTTGAAACGCTCACACTGATTGAAGTTGTCGTAACGAATCAATACGAGGTAGGCGAGACAATACACGTAGAGTACAGGTATATTGATGGAGCCTATGTGTCGCCAACTCAGTCAAACTTGGTTACATTCAGTGGGGTTATTACAAACCCACTTATATCAAGGTACAACCTGAGTACAGGAGCGGCAGGTTCTGCTGCGTTCCCAACGGCGGGAAGTACGGTATTCTTGCAGACAAACAAGATTGTACCCGACACGTTTGACTTTTCGCCATTGACTGACAAGTTCAGGTACCATAGGTCGAACACGCTATACACGAATACACCTGTTGATATACAGTCGTTGCTGTCGCTTTCATCTGTTGCGACACCGATTGTTTCAACGCCGCCCGTGTTCTACTCTACTTTCACTGTGCCTCCATCAGCAAGTGGTCAGTACCTGTATCTCATTTGGGACTTCCGTGATGCCATTGGTGATGTGCTGTGTTTTGGAACATCGCTCAATGAGACGTGCTGCGAATGTGAGGTATGCGAGACAAACAACTGCATCCGCATCTCTGTTCTGAATCCGAGTGCTACCAATACATCACAGGTTTCATTCCCTAACGGAGCATGCAACAGTTTGACGGGTGGATTTTCAATAGAACTTGACCCACTCGAGGATGTTGAACTTTGTGTTTATGCCCCTTGGATTGTACTCACAGGAGATGCAACCATTACGATGGTAGAATGCGACTGCTCTAACTGCGCCGAGTCATGTAGTAATTGGGTAGTAGAAACAAACGATGTGGCAAACATAGAGTACATAAGTTGCGAAGACACTCGAACTGTTATTAGTATCAATGAGTCCGATGGCCCCGTCGTTATATGTGCCAAGACTGTTGAGACGCCTCTCGTTACATTTGGTATTGCCACAGTCAGTTACTTCAACTGCGGATGCTATGCTGAACTGAAGTGTTTCACGATGCTTATGAGCAACAACGTATCTGATGGACCTTGGTATATCAAGACATTGAATACTACATCAGGCTCTTACACAGCCCCTGCTTCAACATTCAATGTTGCTACCGATGGTCCCGCAATTGTAGCATGGGTTAATGGCCTCAATCCGGGAGTATTGCAGGTGGCCGGATATGTATACACACCGATAGCACCAAACTCAGCAAACGTGCAGTTGAACTATTACAGTGAGGCTCTGCTTGGATTAACTATAACAAATGGTGTAACAGACTACTCAATGATTCCAATAGGTTCTACTTCTTGTACATTCTAAAGAACAATAGATGCCAATAGCACAGCAATACTATCTCAACAGTCCGTCGCTCTCGTCAGCGACGGCTGTGTTTGCCAACTCGTCACTTAGTGTACTTGCCCCTGATGGATACTATTCGGATGGAGCAATAACAAGGCAGCAAGTAGGAGGGGTTCTCCTTCCTGTTGTACCATGTCCAAGTTGCGGTGTATCGTGCGACCTACCCGAGCAAACTGCGGGTAGCGACCGTGGTATATATAGGGCTACAATAAATGCCCTGTATGGTGTTGGTGCGGTCGTTATCAAGTTTACACCCGAGGATGTCCCCGATGGTGTTCAGGCTGTGTATAACGGGAACATATACAATACACTGTCATCGAACACATACGGATACTTGGGTGGGACTCCGGGTCTTCCCGTATACATTGGAAACTCAGGCTTGGATTGTGGTCTTGTCGCAGGGAGCCCATACCTTTTGGCTGAGTTTGAGTATGACGGCGTTACGTCTTCATTTGTTCCGTTAGGCACAAACCAATGGGTAACCATTGCAGGTGGTCAGATGTCATTAAGCCCCGGAGACCCCGGCAGTTGCTACATGATTATACCCAAGACAAACTCGGCTATTACCGATATTGACTTGACCATGATACTTGCATGTGATGGTTCGGTCTGCAAGTTTGATATTGATTGTCCTATTTTATTGCCAAAGTATTTCAGTACGGCATTGCATGCGGGACCAATACTTTACAAGTGCGATAGTGTGACAGACCAAACATACTACGTGTTCTCTGTGAATAGCACATACCCTGTGCTTGGCTTGCACGACATGGTCTTCTCAGACCCGAACGGCGAGTTCCCATTAGCAAACGGTTGGTACACGGCACCAATTCACTGCCCATCACCAAACGACTCGTATCAAGTTACAAATGGTGTCATCACAAACTTCGCCAACATCTGCTCGACGGGAACATTGGAAATAACAGGAGAGGACAATTACAGCGGATGCGAGGCGGGAGTTGTTAACGGTGTTATAAGTGTTGATTGGGAACCTGTTCCGATTAGTATCTTCTCAGGAAACATTCCATTTGCGACGGTTACATACAACATAGACCCCGGCGTCTATAAGATTAAACTTACAGCGAATGTGTCCGCAGGTGCGGTAGATTGCCCTCCGCTAAAGATGGAACTTATCATTACGGACCCATACGGAACTAACACATACACTCAGATTGTATCCCCTCCTAATGCCTCTCAGACATACACGCTAACGCATACAATCTATACATTAGCGGGCGGAGCATACAATGTATCAGGTGTTCTATCTAACGTATAATGAATCACACACTAACATATAGCGAGGGGGTAGAGGGATGGGTGTCCTTCTACTCCTTCTTCCCCGATTGGATGATTGGGATGAACAACTTCTTTTATACGTTCAAGGGCGGGAATTTATACAGGCATAATACGAACCCGATACGAAACCAATTCTATGGTATAAACTACGGCTCGGTACTTCAGAGTGTATTCAACGATAATCCGTTCGAGAACAAACTATATAAGACGTTGAACTTGGAGGGCGACGCGAAGTGGACCGCCGACCTGACCACAGACCTTGAGTATACGGGATTCATTCAGGCCCCGTGGTTCGAGCGCAAGGAGGCGTCATACTTTGCCTTTATTAGGAACAACGGAACGGTACCCGCAGACATTCAGCAGTACCCGCTTCGGAGTTTGAATGGCATCGGCAGGAGTTCAACCACGGCGGTTGGCGTCGGAACGATTACCGTCAACTTCTCAATATCCCCCTTGGTTTCGATTGGGACAATTTTGAGCGTAGGGGACATGCTGTATTTCTCGCTACCGCCGACCTATAATTCGCCTCAACTTGCGGGGCAGGTGACGGCTGTGAACGTAAACTACCCTGCGGGTCTGAACAGAATAATTGTCGATACAACAATCGCAGGTGCGGTACCTGTACCAATCCCCGACCCGTACTTCCTATACATCAAGAACTCGGTCGCCGAGTCGCACGGGGTCTTGGGCCACTACTGCGTGTTCACCATAAGCAACATCGACACGACCAAGGTTGAGTTGTTTGCTGCCGAGGCTGACGTGATGAAGAGTTACCCATAATGTTGGTATATTTGTAGTTGAACTATGTTCAATGTACGTCAATTAAACGATGCCGACTACGACACCCTCGTAGGATGGTGGAAAGATTGGGGATGGGAGCCTCCGACAAGGGAGTTCCTTCCCGATGACGGGACAGGGGGCATCATGGTATTGGACGGAGACACCCCTGTTTGTGCGGGGTTTGTCTATGCGACGAACTCGGCGGTGGCTTGGGTGGATTGGATTGTATCCAACAAGCAGTACAGAAAGAAGCCTGAGAGGACATTGGCATTAAAGGTATTGATAGAGTCGCTGACAAACATCAGTAAATCGTCGGGCGGAAAGTATGCCTATGCCCTAATAAAGCATCCGAGGTTAATAGGACTATATGAGGAGGCGGGGTATATAAAGGGCGACTCGTACACATCAGAAATGATTAAAGCATTATAGACATGGCAGCATTTACAGCAATCGCAGCGGGTGTAGGTATGGCAGCGACAGCAGCCACAACCACCGGGTCGTTCATTCAGGCGGGTAAGCAGAGGAGGCTTCAACAGCAAGCCGAGGCTGACGCCGCCAAGGCTATGGCCGACGCACGTAAGAAACTTGACGTCAATTACTACGAGTCGTTGGCTATTCAGAAGGAGCCATACGAGTTAGAGCGTGAGGCACTGATTGCTGCGGGCGCTCAGGCTATTGAGGCAGGGCGTGAGTCCGAGCGTGGTGCCGCCGCAGTTGCGGGCCGTGTTCAGATGGCACAGCAAGAAGGTCAGGCAGGAATTCGCACGGCGATGGGCAAGGAGTTAAGCGACCTTGAGAAACTCACCGCAACCGAGGAAGGCCGACTTCGAGACATCGGCGTTCAGTTAGACCTCGAGGAGGTGGCAGGAGCGCAGATGGCTGCTGCTCAGGCTCAGGAGGCGGCACAGAAGGCAAGTGCCGAGGGCGTTCAGGGAGCAGTAAATCTCGTTGGACAGGTTGCCGCTGCTGCTCCCTTATATGCAAAGGCTTCTTCAAATATTCAAAAGCAAGCACTAAGCCAAATGCAATTGACTCCCGAGCAGTACCAAGCGATTGGTAATGTACCTGAATTAGGAGGAATGGGTCCTGCATTAGAAGGTGGTTTCACGAACCTTGACATGGGTCAATTTGCAAACATGTCAAATCGAGAGTATCGTCAGTTTATGAGCGCACTAAAGCCTGAGCAAAGGAACGCACTCATGTTCAATCCTCAGTACACAAAATATCTTGAACAGTTGTCAAGTACATTTAATGTAAATCCGTTTGGTAAATAAGTCATGGCAGGTACATACTACAAATACGCAGAGCGGAACGTCGAGTCTCAGATAAATTGGGCTGAGGTAGGGAAGAACCTTACCGACATGCTCAGTGAGGAGGCTAAGGTTCGTGAAGAGAAGAAGGCCGCAATAGACGAGGCCACACGAAAGTTTGGTGAGACGCTTGCTAACTCTCCGCAGGGTGAGCATGCGGGCGTGAACCAATGGGCATTAAATTACGCATCTGATGCACAGGAGGCGAGGCTCATTCAGGACAGGCTCCTGCGTTCGGGACAACTGAAACTGCGTGACTATAATATCATGCGTCAGAATGTGACCGACGGCACTAAGAATGCGTTCAATCTATTCAAGGAGTACCAAGACGAGTACAAGGTGAAGATGGAGCGGGCCAAATCAATGGACCCCAAGACATCAAGTCAGTTTTTAGAACAGTGGGAGATGGAGCAAGCCGAGGGGTTTGCAAATTTTAGTAAGACTAAATTGTATATCAACCCAACCAATGGTCAGGTGAGCGTAGGGAAGATGGTGAGGAATGAGGAGACGGGCGTAATGGAGTTGAGTAAGAACCCGAACGACTTTGTCACTATCGACCAAATGCGTAATAGGCTCAAGTCAAAGTATGACAAGTACGATGTTGACGCAAACGCATCTCAGTGGGCTAAGGGCTTGGCTAAGTTCCAAAGGGAGATTAAGGTTGCGGGCGGCATGAAGAAGATTACAGACCCTTCACTACGCAAGGAGTTCGATGCCGCATTTGATGCCATGCTGAAGGCCCAACTTGAGGGGAACCCCTACAACACCACGTCAATCCTTACCGACTACTTGGGCTCGGATAAAAACGGTAATCAGTATACCTTCACCTATGACGAAGCGGAGGCCGCAGAGAATCCAAACGAGGTCCTATTAAAGCCCGACCCCACCAACCCCGGTGGGTCTTATATCCCCGACTTCAGTACGGCAAATGGCAAGATTCAGTACGAGGCAGCGAAGGACTACATGAAGACACAAACCATCGTGAAACTCGAGCGTTTGGAGGACTTCCAACAGGGGCCTCAAATTCAGGAGTGGCAGTATAAGATTGGTCAAGATGCGAAGAAGCAGGAAGAAATGTCTAACATGCTTGCGATGCTATATTCAGGAGATAATAAAGAAGTAACATCAGCCATATCTTTCTTTAATGGACTCCCCGGAGGTGTTCAAGTAAATAGGACAGCGGATGGCGTTAGTTTCACAATGAAAGACAAGGAAGGGAAAGAGACAACAAAGACTGTTCCGTTCAAGGCAGGTGCAGAAGAGATTGGTGTCGAGAACTTTATCAAGGGTGCTTCCTCATGGTTCTTGGGTGAAACGTCAGACCCTGCTTCGGCACAGCGGGCTGCATTAAAAGTAAAAGGGAAAACTCTAAATCCATTGGTAGCATCCTCACAGGCAACAACGACTGAAACAGAAGACCCCATGAAGCAATATGCTGCGGCTGTTGACTCGAAGTCTCAGGGGTTGATGTCGGGTGATTGGAATGAGGAGAGCGTAGCCGAAGAGGTGAACAATCAGTTTGGCGGCATTGGGTTCAGCGCAAGGGTTCCATATACTTATGGTGACTACATTGAGATAACATCTCCCGATGGGAAGAAGAGTCCCGAGATAGACCTCAGTAAGCCCAATGCAAAGCAGGTGATTGCCGACTTCATCAAAGGAAATATCCAAGGCGAAAGTGCCGAAGAGAAGATGCGTAATGCGTATCAAATCATTAGCACAGGAACCCTTGGTGGCGGCACACAGGGAGGCACACCTGCGGCAGGAGATGCTATCTTTGGTAAATAATAAATCAGGACATGAACGATAAGATTCAGAAACTATACGACCTCTATACTCAGAGTGGTCTACTTAACTCAACAGACTTAAATACGTTTGCGTCCGCAACACCTGAGCAGCAGCAGAAACTGTACGACCTTGGTGTATCAAAGGGGCTATTCAAGTCCGTTGACTTTTCGACGTTCAGCACGGCGTTCCAAGTAAAAAAAAAAGACGAGGCCGTCCCCCCGGCAGAAGAAACAATCCCAAGCCCACAGCCACAGCAGGAGCAACCCGCCGCTATGGCATCTCCTTCGGGCGTTTCTTCATCGGCATCTCCATCGGGCCTCCAAGAGTTTAAGGGCTTCAGTCCTGAGCAACTAAGTGGTATGAAAGCCTCCGCTCAGGAGGCACCCGAGGTGGCACGTATGAGGGCTGAAATGCAAAAGCCTGAGAGAGAAAGGCAAGAGCAAGAGAGAGAAAAGAAGGAGGCCGCCTCATTTAAGGCGGCTACCGCATCAGAGGCTGACTTTGCGAGTTCACTCGGTAAGGTCAACAAGGAACTCATAGACTTTGATGAGGACTACATTGCGCCTCAACTGAACTACATGTTCGGCACGTATGGCTTTAAGTTCAACCAAGCGTTACCCGGTCAGGAGGCTATTGAAGTCGTGGCTCCGAACGGTAAGAAGAAGACCATAGCCGTCGATACCTTCTCGGATAAGAAAGACCTTGAGAGTTCAAATGAACTCAAGGCATTCATTAACGAGAATAAGCCAAAGATTGTATCAATGGCAAATCAGTACAGTCAATACGAGAGGAAATTCAATAATGAGCAGGAGATAGCAAACTCCTTCAAGTCAATAAACGAGGAGGCTAATACTCTTGCGAAAGAGCAGAAGGATGTGGCGGCTCGATATGCCGCAGTACAGAAGGAGATGGAGTACCTATCCACTCCCGCAGCCAAGGCTGCACCCGACTATCAACAGAGGCTTGCCAAGTTTAACACAGACTCTCAGGAGATAAACAACAGCGTCAAGCAACTCTCCGCAAAGGAGTCTGATGTTATACTAAAGCAAAAGAAACTTGACAAGTCAGTTGGCTTGTACACAGAGATGAAATCCGAGCAGGGTGGAATCTTTGGTGCAATGTATAACGCAGCAGTAGGAAGCATTGGTGCATCATCAGCGGGGCGTGTTGGTTTATTCACAGACTTAGTTACGGCGATAGTCCCACTTGAATATCAAATGGGCGAGAATGCGTACCGCAAATCGTTTATAGAAAAGGCCATATCAAATGGCATAAGCGTCCCTCAAACACTTAGCAAAGAAAACTTCGACGCTTGGGTAGACAGATTAGATGAGGATGTCAGGGATAATATAGACTCAAAAATACTTGACGAGAATCGCAAGGGTATAAAGCAGGAGATGCTTCCCGTAGTCAGAACAGGTCTCACTCAGATGATTGGTGACCAAGGGACTACCAAGGAATACATGGAGAAAAAGCAGGAGGAGTACATCGCGGGTGGCCTTATAGGTCTTGGCGGCTCTGCTCCTGCCATAGCATTGTCTATGGGTGCCGCCCCTGTTGGTATGGCTGAATTTTTCTTTTTGGGTATGGACGCCACCATGCAGCAAATGAATGCTCCCGAGTTCAAAGACATCTCAGAAACAGAGAAGTATGCGGTGGCTGTACCCGTCGGCGTAGTCAACGCTGTATTGGAGGAGTTCGGGTTGAGAAATGTAATTGGCAAGTCGGGCGTTGTAAACAACTTGGTGACGAGGGCATTGAGCAAGTCTACCAAGACCACAACCGCCAAGTCTTTCAAGGAGTTGGTCGAGAATGAGGTAGAGAGCGACATAGCACGAGGTGTACTCACGTTTGCCGCTGCGGGATTAGCAGAGGCTGAGACGGGTGCAGCACAGGCGGCTGCCGAGATTGGTATTCAGGAGATATATAATACCGTCAAGGAGAAGAAATTGTTTCAGACCCCGAACTCAATGGGTGAGTTGATTGATGACGTACTCAAGTCGGGTGTGCAAGAGGCCGTAGGTGGCTTCGTTATGGGTATGCCGTCCGCTATTAGCACGGCATACAAGGACAACAACTATAATGGAGTAACCGACGAACATATTGCGTTCTTCCAAGCATTTGCAAATGATGTGAATGTAAGGAACGCCTTCGATATTAAACTAAAGAATGACATCAACATCGGGAAGATTACAGCCGAACAGGCTCAGGAGAAACTCGACAACTATACTGCCGCCTCGGGATTGCTGAATACATTACCTGATGGATTGGATAATGCACAAAAGCGTAAGGCTCTTGGTCTTATCCAAGAAAGGAAGGGGTTAGAGAATCAGATTCAGAACAAAGATGAGGCACTAACCAAGAAACAGAGAACGAGGATTGCTGAGATAAACACAGAGTTGGAGGGGATAATGGAGATGACTCCCGCCCCCGCAGCGCCGACCATCTCCGAGGGCGAGAGGCTGATGCCCATCACGCCCGAGGCTCCCGCCGCTGAAGCGAAGCCGCTTACACGGACAGAGATAACGAACCCTGACCTGAAGGCGGTAATAGACGAGCGAGTCATGTTTTATGAGAACATGCTAAAGCGAGACGAGGAGTTTTACAATGAGCAAATGGCCGAGTGGAATAAGAAGGGATTACTTCAAAAAATGTTCGGCACATTGGCGGGCGCAAAGCCAAGTTACAAGGAGGCGGTTCGGCATGCTAAAGGAAAGTTAGAGCAACTCGAAAACAATCCCGAGGCTTACTTTCAGGAGACGCTTGATTTTTACATGGAGGATATGCCTGAAGTTCCGGCTGAACAGATGTATATGTACTCCGATAAAATAGGTGAGGAGACTGAAGATGGAGCGCGATACAGAACGAACTTAGTAAATTTATTAAAAACTTTTAAGGAGGAAAACGATGCCATTCAAAAGCAAGCAGCAGGTCAAGTACCTGTACAGCCAAGAGCCGGAGGTAGCCAAGAGGTGGCGCAAGGAGAACCCCAAGCAGGACCTCAAGAAGTTACCCAAGAAGGTCAAGCCCAAGAAGGGGTAGTGTCTTCGAGGACACTCGAAGAGCAGGTGTCCGCCCTCGAGCAGATGATGACCGAGGAGGAGACCAATGACTTGATTGATGAGTTTGCATTGGCGGTGGACACCGTAGATGACGCACAGGCTGCTCTGTCCCGTGGCGACCTTGTCTATGTATTCGATGAGACCACCGAGGCACCGACCTTGGTATCGGACGCCACCGTTCTTGCGGGGTATACACCCGACCGTATCGCCGTGGTTCCAAGGGAGAACTCCCCTATGGCACAGCAGCCGCAAGCGCAGCCACAGATGTCAGCCGTTGAGTTCATAATGGGTGGCATCGCCCCAACAGAGAATGTGGTGATTGGCTCCAACAAGGCCCAACTTGATTCGGTTAGGGCGCAGACAACTGACGCCACTAAGCGTCGTGTGTTGGATATGGTTGACAGCGGAGTGAAGGTACTCAAGGCGTTGTTCCCGAATGTTGACATCGCCGTGCATACCACAGCCGAGTCTTACAATCAGGCTATGCGAAACCTTGGATATGGGACCGACTCCAAGGGGCGATTCTCCACAGTTTTGGATGCCGACGGAAAGGTTGCAGGTGGCCGTATAGATATTGACCTATCGAGTGCTGATGGTGTAACGGTAGCGCACGAGATTGCACACGCCGTGATGCTCAAGGCTTTCGGTGATAACCCTGCGCTATTCAAGACATTCAGGGGAAAGATTAGCAAGATACTTGCTGACTCTACTGTAAAGAAACTCAATGATTTCGCAGACCAATACAACGAGAGCGAGTCGCATGAGGAGTTCTTGGTTCAACTTGCGGGGATGCTTACTGATAACGCTCAGGAGTTGGCACGTGTTGAGCCTACCACCATTCAGAAGATTGCCGATGCCATCAACAGCATTGTGTCTACAATCACGGGAGGAAGGTTCGTTCCGTTCAAGGGCACGACCGACGTGAACCAACTCGTTGACTTCTTGAATACAATCACGAGGTCTATCCGTGAGGGTGAGTTCTCTGATTTGATGAACCAAATTGAGGCTTACTCTACCGCCACACCAATCCCCGTTTCCGAGCCTGATAATTTCAACTCAAAGCAGTATAAGTCTAAGGCAAGCATTGGTAAGTATACAATACCAAAGGGGTCAGACCCTATACTAAAAACAGCAAATTTACCTGTAAGGTCATTGTCTGACTTAGTAAAGCAGTACGGTGGTCGAGTTGCTATTATCACAAGTGATGCAACAGGTTATGGTGTTGATTCAGATGGAGCGCCAATCTTAGGTGGATTTGGATTTTGTGTTAATGCAAAGAATAACCAAGACAACATAGGATTTGCAAGTGTCAATGTTGGTACTGTAAGAACAACATATACCCTTGCAGAAAAGGCTTATGGTAAGGGGAAGACGTTAGTCTTGGTAATGATACAGCCACCCCATACTACAATAAATAATTCTTATGGGGCCAAGTATATATTGAGAGGTCTTGTGGACTTAGCCAAAAAGTCTAAAAAAGATTTTGAGTCCGCAAAGGGTGGCATGGAAGACTTCATTAAAAAGTCAAAGGCTATTCAAAAAGAATTTAAGTCAGAGGATGGTAAGGCGAGAGCAAGTCAAAAAGAACTCATAAAGTTTATAGATAGCATAAACTCAAAAACAAACATTGACAGGGCGGTTCAGGACTTCTTGGCAATGACCACATTTACCATAAGAAAAGAATTGGGTCTTGGTATTCTGTTAGAAAGAGGAGATGTACGTATTTCTAAGGGTACAAACCCTGCTAAAGTAGCATTCAACGGGTTAGGATATAATATATTCAACTTCCTCAAGGAGTATGGAGACTCATCTATATTAGATGATAATATCATACTTGATAATAAGGGTGGCCTTTTGGTCGGTGGATTTGAGTTAGATGTTTTGCCTAAAGAGCAAAGAGAAAAACTTATTCTTGATACTCAAAGCAAAGGGATAAATCATCCTCTGTTTAATGCTAAACTCCCCGGAACAAATCACTTTGTATTAGATGGCTTGTATGATGTGCAGGAAAACTTTGGAAAGTATGCAAAGCCGGACACAATAATCTTATTAGAAAAAGAAATAGTAGATGCTTTAGTTAGAAAGTATTACCCAACCGATGAATACTATAACGCTGATGCCAAAAAAAGTTTTAATGCTCAAAGAAAGAAGGGTGTAGCGGAAAAGGATATACAGAGAGAGTATAAAGACTTAACGGCTGCTATCAAAAGTGAGTTTAAGTATAAATATCTTACAGGGATAAAGGGTGCATTAGCACCGAAAGAACCAAAACTCATAGCAAAAGTTTCCAAGGGGGAAGGATTTGTACCTAAAGAAGGTGCTGAAACTGAATTGGCTTCGGCTGCATTTACAGCAATCGGGAAATACGAAAAGGCTGACGCCAAGGATAAACCAAAACTAAAGTCCAAAGCGCAGGTAGCCGTTCATAAGGACACAGGCTTTGTGCCTGTTGGTTTTTGGGTCGAGCAACTCAAGGGAAAGACGGCATACCTTGATGAGGTAATTAAGCATGTATTAAAAGCACGTGAGGAACTCAAGGAGGGAAAGGTAAGGGAAAGAAAAGTAGTCAAGGCATATCTTATCACAATAGGCTCTGTACTTGCAAGAGGAGGTACTTACTCCGAATGGAAGAAGAAAACAAATCAGGAGGTGAGCGATGTCTTCTTAGAGAAGGTGAATGGTAAGGACCACCTAAGACCTGAAGGGGTATCTGCCGCTTATCTTATCACTCCTGATGGAGAAAAATTAGTTGATGACATCATAAACGGAACAGCCACATTCGAGCAGATAAGGAAGATGTTTGAATATGTAGGCTTTGGTCTTGAAAACAAAAGGACAAACTATGTTCTTGAAACCATGAAGAATGATGGCTTTAAGGCCATGACTGACTTATTCAACAAGAACAAGGGTTCTGACTTTAATGAACTATACAAGGGAGCAATAAAGAATTTTGCAGGAATAAGAGAAGGTAAGACAGGATTCTTCAATCAGTTTTTTGGTGTGACATCACGTGGTGTAATTGACGCCCGTGAACTTAATGCTTGGGTTGCGGGTTCGATGGACCTCACTCCTGAGCAAAGGGCTAAGGTTGAGAAAGTTTCAAGAAGTAAGAAACTTGGAGAGCAATTACTTGGATACATCGAGCAGGTTGGCATCGAGTTAGGATACCCGAAGGATTTGGCGGGATACATTGCACACCATGGGATATGGGATTCCATCGCCAAGTCTGTCACCACCCATCAGGGCGAGTATATGGTGGTCTCCAAGGCGCAGAAGGCAGCAGAGGGTGCAGAAAAGGAGAAGTACAAGGTCGTCATCGTATTCAAGAGCAAGTTCGGTGGGAGTAGGGCCAAGCCATACGAGTTCAATGACAAGAGACACTTCGATAATTGGTTCAAGAAGTATGGAGAAAAGTACGACATCAGGGAAATCTATGAGATGAACTCGAAGGCGCAACTATCAAAGTTGCGTGGTATGGAGCGCATCGTTGAACTCGGTCGTGCAAGTGGATTCTCGGACGAGGCCATCACCGTTGTTCTTCAAAAGAAGGGATACTCGCAGTCAGAAATAGACGAGGCGTTGAAGACCAAGAAGGCCGCATCAAAGGTTGTCGTCAATGAGACTTTCGTCGAAGGGTACGACCGCATGATGGGCGAGGTTGATGGCATCATCGAGAAGGGCTTGAGGCGTGGCTCAACGCAGGAGCAGATACTCGACAATATCATCAACTACATCCAAGGCTCTAAGGCATACGAGAACGCCACCGATGTTCAGCGTGAGCAGTTGATTCGTGACGCACGTGCTGCGTTCGGCAAGAAGGAGAAGGCGGCACCGAAGGTTGAGCGCATCCTCGGTACACTCAAGGACGTGAAGAACGTCACCATGTCGGAGTACCAACTGCTCAAGAAGCAGATTAAGGACTACGCCAAGGGTGCGAAGGATGCTACCAAGGCATGGCGGTTGGCTTCAGAGTCGCTGACAAAAGACCTGCGGGAGTTGGTACGTGGCGGAAAGATAACGAGCAAGCAAGCCGTTGCCGTCCTGCGTAGGTTCTCGAAGGTCAACATGTTCGACCCGAACTCAATCGAGTCGTTTGTCAACTACATGACCAAGGTGTTCGAGAACGCCGACTATGCGGAGCGCATATCAGGTCTGAGAAAGAAACTGAAGTTGGCTAAGGATAGTGCGAGTCGTAAGATTGGTATTGCAGAGGGTCTTTACCCGATGCTGAACCGCATGCTTCGCATTGACCCGACCCTCATACCTGACTCGGTGCTTGACACATACGCCGAGATTGTTGAGATGCTCGGCAAGCGTGATGCTGTGCTGAAGTTGCAGGACATCCAAGATGTGACAGAGAAGACCAAGACCGTACTCGATGCTGTGGATAGTGAACTATCTACATTGGAGACGCTGTCTGAAATCTTCGAGCAGTATGCAGACAAGGTCGTTGACGAGAATGGTGCTATTCAGTTTGCTGACACGCTCGATGCGATGGTAAGCGACGGCACCATCACAAACGACGAGGCAAAGATTCTCAGGAAGTACAAGAATATAGTGATGCCACGCGCTGCAAAACCTGAGAAGACAGAGGAGCAGTTGAAAGAGGAGCGAGATGAAATGCTGAAGGCGTTGTCTTCGGTTGACATTGACGCTGAATCGCTGCCGACTCAGGACGAGCGTGACTTGGCTCGTGAGTTACAGAAACTCAAGGATAGCGATGCGGTTGAGGGACTGTCGAACAGTGAACTCGAGAAGTTGCTGCGCGTCATTGACAACATAAACAACGGGTATCTTCCTCACTACGCTCAGTTAATGAAGGAGAAACTCAATGCCATCAATAACGAGAAGGCACTCGAGTCGTCGGTCAAGAAAGCGAAGCCGTTGCCTGTAACTAAACTGTATGCAAGACTGAAGAGCCTGTTCTACAAGAACTCCAAGGCCCTTGACCTTATGGTTCAGCGAAATCCGCTGTTCTATATCGACCAAGTCTTCGGTGACTTTAAGACCAAGGATATTTTCAACTCTATCTTAAAGCCAATCTCTGATGCAATGGGCGTCTTCAACTTATCCATTCAGCGGGTAGAGGACAAACTCAATGGCGCACTCGACGAGGTGGCGAAGTCGCATAAGAACGACCCGAAGAAAACAAAGATGTCGTCATACAAGATGATGACGTACATGCTGCAACTTGAGTTCATGTCGAACCCTGACAGCGTTGGTGTCAATCCTGCATCTGAGTTCTTGAAGGCAACCATAAAGCATATCCGTGCTGAGAAGTCGCACCTTAGTGACATTGATGCCGACATGCTTCAGGAGATTCTTGATACGTACTCTGATTCGGATGGCAACATCGACTCAGAGAAACTATTTAAGTCATTCAATCCCGCAGAGAAGAAGGCACTCGATACCATTAAGGGTATCAACGTAGACATGCGTGATAAGGCTGTATTTACAGCACACATTATCCGTGGCGACAAACTCACTCCGCTGAACAACTACGTACACCACAACGTGCTGCATGAGTTTAGGCCCGAGGAAAACATATCGGGTGTTACATCGGCGGAGGAGTTCAATAATATGATGCAGCCGTCCACCCGTGGCAAGTCTCTCATATCAAGAACAAAGGGCGTGAAGCCATTAGATTTTAACGTGTTCTCAGCCACTCAGCGTGGAGCCAACTATGTGCTGATGGACTACTACCTGACCGAGCCTATCAGGACGGCAAGGAAGACCATCAATGCCACCGAGAAGGCACTCGAAGGTGAGACGGGAATGAACAAGAATGATAGGGACACCTTCAATGCCATCCGTAATTCGTTCGAGGCTGCTGTAAGGAACACGCTAATGACGAGGTTCCATAACAATACGTTTGCTGACGAGGTTGTGAACTTTGTAACCAAGAACGGATACCGTGCCGTTCTCGCAAGTACAACAAGGTGGGTTGCTGAATTGACATCGAACATGGGCTTCATCATGTTTGCCGACCGTGCGTCGTGGCTCAATGGTATACAGAACTACATGGATGTGGTATCGTCACCGAACTCAATCGACATCCTTACCAACCTGAAGAGTTCTCAGTCTGCAAGGCTTTACCCATCTGACACATTATCGGGTCGAATGATTGACTCAAGCATGATGAGCCAAGCAAGTGGCACACGTGGGGGTAGAACAAGGGGAGACATTGCAAATACAATGCAGCGCATCTACAACAACTCGCTGAAGAAGTATCAGAACTTTGTTGAGACCACAGCCGATTCGCTTATCTCTACGCCTGATAAGATTATGATGAGGCCATATTGGTTTGGCTCGTTCGCTAAGGAGTTTAAGAGCATCACGGGCAAGGAACCAAACTTTGACCTGATTGCAGAGAACAACGAGGCGTACATGACCGAGAACAAGGAGGCGCTCGAGCAAGCGAAGAAGACTGCCGACGATAAGAGCGTACTTGCGGGTGCATCCGACAACCCATTTATGGGCATCCTCAAGGGTCAGATAACGCCCGACATGAACTCATTACTGAAGGCGTTCAATGTGTTCAACAACTACATGACACGCTTCCTTATCTACGAATACTCTACCGCAAGGACGGGCATCATGGCAGCCATTGGAAATGGAAGCATCACACGTAAGCAGGGTGCCGCACTTCTCGGTGGTGTAGCCACAAGGATGGTGGTATACTCACTGCTCACATCCACACTTAGCAACGCATTGGTCGGACTCTTTGTTGATGACGAGGACGAGGACGACGAGAAGTCCCTGTTGCAGAAGATGGGTCAGGCTATGGCGTCGGGTATGAGTGCCCTGCTGCTTGGCCGTGACTTTGGTAACGCCACAAGGGCGGTCATCAACTATGGTGTTGAGCGCATGAACGAGGAGTTCCTTACCGGACTGAGGAGTGGTGACTACGACCCATATAAGGACGCCATTGCATACTCAGCCTTTGCAAGCCAAAGCGACAATGCCACGCTTCAAGACTATGCCATCAATATGATGGGGCCGCTAACTCCAATAGCGAAGACCACGGCGTTGATTGTTAAGAAGGCTTCGGGTGAACCAAAGAAAGAGGCAGCAGCACGTGGACGTGAGCAGAAGGAGATTGAGGTTCGTATCCCGTTGGAGATTCTTGGTAACGTAGGCCTTGTTCCCCTGTACAAGGATGTACGCAAGGTAGTGATGGCCGACATTTACAAGGGCATGAAGAAGGAGTTGGGGAAGGGCGACTTCAAAAAACAAGAGCAGGAGGACATGAGCCGTGAGGACATGAAAAGATACTTCCCTCAAATGTATGAGCAGATGTATGGGAAGCGTTCTCCGAACTATAAAATGGAGCAGTCCATGAAAAAGTTTGACAAGAAGATGAACGACTTAGACAGGAGGATGAAGGACGAGATGTACAACTACACTCCAAAGAAAAAGGATAATGACTAAGTGTACCTGACGTACCTGATGTTGTCCTGCTTATCATAGTAGGCCATCATCTCGTCGTCGTTTACCGCCCCCTCTCTGTTTGGACGACCACCAAGCCTGACGCTCCCGTATATTTTCCTGATGTCGGCGTAAAATATGCCATCCTCACAGGCCCAAATTACGATTGGCTTCATCCGCTTGTCCATGAGTTTGACTAACTTTCTTAAAGCGAGCGGCAAAGGGAAGGCGTCCCTCATCGGGCGTATCCTTCCCTTTACCTCTGCGTAACCGATGACATTCCCGTCGTGGTCGAGAACCTTGTAATCGACGTCGTTCTCGCTGAGTTTTACATATCTCAGGTTGAAGGTCTTTGAAAATAGTTCTATTGCCTTTAACTCACGGGCGAGGTCTGTCTCGGTTTCAAATCTCATTACTTGTTCAGGATTGCGTTCACTCGGCGGTACATCTCCTCCTCGTCGCCAACCCTTACTCGTTCGCTTAGGAGGTCTAATATGCGCTCAAACCGCTTATACTTTTTGAGCGACATGCGAAGATACTCCTTCTCTGATACAAGATTATCAACCATAACCGTCAGGTTTTCAACACGCTTGACCATCTGTGACTGCTTGGTCATTGGTACGATTGGCTCCCTGCCCCTAACAAATGCGTCCTTGCACTCCATGTACTTATTGAAAAGCGGTACGGATTGCTCGAGCCAATCGGACACATTCCTGTTGTAGTGTATGATTGTCGAGTGGTTCTTGTTTAGGTACTTACCGATAGTGGTTATACTATGGCCTCGGTCGGATAGTATCTTCGAGAACACCATCCTCGCCTCAACAATGGATTGATACCTGCGCTTGTTCATTAGGTCTGTGTTGAACACCTTGTCAACAATCCTCCTTAGTTCCTCCCTTTCCTGTCTTGCTTTCTCTATCTCCTCGATAGACCTCTGATTTAATTCCATGTGATTTGAGTTCATTGATTCTGTATTGTTGAAGTTTTGATAGTTTTCCGTCGGGTCTCTTGACCTCAATAAATAATACGTCCGAGTGGGGCGGTATAGCGATAAGGTCGGGTATCCCGTTGCGGTTTGTCTTGACCAACTTTATCACATAGTATCCCTGAGCCTCGAGTTCCTTTATCTTCTTGGCTTGTATCTGCTGCTCTGTCATGCTTTAGTTTCTCTATCTTTCGGTTGATATACCATGCTGCCTTCTCAAGGTCTTCGATTTGGTCGCCCTTCTTTCCGGCGCGTGATATATATTTGATGGCGTTACCGAGGCAGAAGTCCAAGTCCCAAGCCTCGATGACGTTTATGGTCTCATAGGTGGGGTCTCCTGATTGGTAGTGGTCGGGGTGGTCTACTCTGTCTTTATTCATACCTGATTTCCTTCTTTGATTTTTCTTTGCTGTTGTGTTCCTCGACCTTCTTTATGAAGGCTTCCAATTTTTCTTCCATCTTACCCGAGAATACCTTGAACTTGGGGGTTTGGATGAACTTATAGAACTCCTCGTGTAGGTAGCCATTAAGCCAAGCCATTGTCTCCTCGTCCTCGATGTCCCTGTCGTTACATATCCTGTGCGTTACGTGGTATATCTCGTGGCCGATTAGATTGTTGGTCATAAACCTGTAATCCAACACCATCACATACAGCGTCGAGTTCACCGTGACAGTGTACCCCTCCGCAGGGTCGTCGTCCTTCGGCTTGTCGCCGCCATACTTTTTATGGAGGAGCGACTCGACCTTGTAGATGTTGTCGGACACGATGTATATCACATCGCAACTGAACGTATTGACGTTAATCTTCTTTTGGATTTTTATGAAGGCCATCTTTGAAGTGTGCTACGGTGTAGTCTTTCTTTTTGGTTACGGCTTTGTAGATGTCTCGCTCAATGCCACCCTTTGAGAACACCCAATACACATTGTTGTGCGTCCTATCTCGTGTGGTCATCCTGTCCCTACTCTGCCAATAACTCGTTGCACTGAAGTCAATGTTGTAGTAAACCAAGCAGTCGGCCTGACGCAAGGATATACCCTCGCGCCCCGAAACTATCTGCAAGGCGATGTGCTTATCGGTGTCCTCGAAGACACTGAGTTCGGTGGTCAACTCGTCGCCGAACACCTGCTCGAGTGCGTTCAGTTCCTCCTTGAACTTATAGAAGATGCCAATCTTCTTGCCATTGAAGTGTTCCCGTATGAACTCGGCCTTGCTTGTGTCGAGTACCATCGAGTTGCCGCTCTCGAACTTGATTGTCCCCGAGCATAACTGATGTACCTTCATCATTAACTTGACGGGTGTGTCAGCCAAGATGGTCTCCTCCTTACCCTCAACCACCAAGTCCCTCTTCAGTTTCTCGATGAGTGCGTAGGTTGTAGGCTTTAGTTCCACATCCAATACATGCTCGTCAATCTTGACGTTGAACCCCGCCTGACTCTGCGTGTAGTTGATGGTGTATGGCCGCATTACCTCGAGGATTGAATCGCTACCGCCCGAGTAGTCCCGAATCATCAGCCCGTTTATCTTCTTGTCACGAACCTTCACATACTTGTGACAGAACTTATAGAAGTTGCTGAACTCACGGAATGGATTGTTTGGTATGCCGTACACCTGATGATACATCTGAGAGTACGACTCGGGCGTTGGTGTCCCCGACATGAGTACGACAAGGGGGTTGCTCTTCTTGATAATCTCCCTCACCGCCACGGCCCTGCCGCTCGGCTTAGGGAAGGCACCCATGCTGTGTGCCTCGTCTACCACCACCATGTCCCAACGAATAGACTCGTCGATGGTGTGTAGGCTCTCGTAGTTTATGACATGAAGATGTAGGTCGGGTCTAAGTGTTGCGTAGTCCGCCTCGATTGAGCCGATGGCCTTCTTCTTTGTGATAAACAGGACACTCTTCATGTTCAGTTCCTGCGCTATGCCGAGGCTCGTCAGCGTCTTGCCCGTCCTCACCTCCATTGCGAGGTACAGGAAGCCGTGCTGCCGAAGGATGTCAGACCCACGCATGATGATGTCGTGTTGATAGTCACGGAATGAGAAGCCGTTCTCCTGCTCATGCAGCATCTTGTAATACTCACAAGACTTGAGAATGCGCTCCTCTACCTCCTCATCTCCTCTATACTTTCTTGCCGCCTGTGATGTAGCCGACTTGCCCCGACCCACCTTCACATCCTTGGTTTGGCTTATGACCTTGTATAGTGACTCGCACCGCTTCCACATCTCGAGGTTTGAATATGCAGGTATTCGTTCCAATATGTCCGTCATCTTGCTATCCTCCTTCCGCAGTCACCGCATCTCATCTTGCGTGAATACTCTGTAATCACGGGGTAGTAGCATTCGCACTCCTCCTCCTTGGGTGTGCCGTCCTCATTGTAGTTCTCGTCGAATATCTGCTTGAGTTCGGCGCAATGCTCGAACATCTCGCAATCTTGGAAGTACATAATCATCATCTCCAAGGCGTTCGGGCTGAGTTCGTTTGGGTCATGGGCAAAGTATCCAATGCCCGCATTCAGCACGTCGTCGAATGTGGCCTTGCCCGTGAGGACATTGAATGAGTTAATCATTCCTATGTGAATCGTTTGGTGGCTGTCCATCTGTGTCGTATGTTAGTGTGGTTTGCAAATCTACCTCAGGTTTCTTTTTGATTATCATCCACCTTCCGCTCATGTCCCTGCCCTCCTCGGGAATTGTTCCCTCCTTGAACATGGCGTATGAGACAAGCCATCGGTAGAACTTAGTTCGGCTTATGGTCATCCTCGACTTTGGCCCGTAGTCGGGGTACTCGTTTATGAAGTCGTAGTACAAGTCGTTCTTGTTAATGCGAACGCCCGTCTGTATTGGCGAAGTTCTGCCCTCGCTCCTGTCCAACAGGCCGCACCACTCGATGAAGTCGTGGCAGGTCTCGGCACTAAGTTGGCGAACCTTGAGGTTAACGAACTTGCTCTTGACCAACCCCGTGTTGAGGTATCCCTGAAGGTTTCCGACCATGTAGTTGTCGAACTCGCACCAATCGTCATCCGACCAATCTCCGAACATCAACTTGCCGAAGTCATCCAATGGGGTGAACGCCTTTGAATAATACTGATGCAGTTCGAGTTCCCACTTGCGTCGGGCGAACGAGTTGCCCGAGCCCTTGATGGCGTAGTTGGTTGTGATGGCAATCTTGGGAGACTTACTGAATGGAATCTTGATGGCGTCCTTGTTCTTCTTCTCGAGTGTCAGACCCTCGGTGACCACCGAGAACAGACGCTCGAAGTCGAAGTATTTCTTGACGTCATCGAAGCACAAGATTTGGGTGTCCGCTGACACCAACTGATATGCGAACGACCGCTCGAAGGTGAAGGACTTTCCGTCGATGACCACGAGTTTCTTCATGTTCGACAGGGCGTTCATAAACAAACCCTTGCCCGTGCCTCCCTCGGGGTTGTCGCTGATAACCTCGTCGTTGAGGATGATGGCCGGACAGAAGGAGAGGTTCTTGTAGCCGTGCAAAAGGAAACCGATTGTACTCTCCATGGACTTGACCCTGCTGTCGTCGTCGAAGCAAATGTTTCGGATGAACCTGCGGTAGTCGCACCTGTCGGTAACGCGGCACTTGTGGAAGTTGCGGTCGATGACGTGGTCTTTCCAAACGTAGCCCCCCAAGTCGAGGTAGTCGATTGGTATTACATCATTCTTGGTAATCTTCACGGCACAGTTCCTGTAATAAAGGTAGGCCGACTCCTTGGTATCCTCGATAAAGTAGATGTCGATTGTTGACAGCATGGACAGGAACTCCTCCTTAAAAAATCGGGTGTTGTCAGCGAAGTAATTATACACGGACATGTCATCCAATTCCAACAGGTGGTTCAGCACGAAGTCCTTAATCTCCTTCTCGCTTGCGTGGTCGATGAGGTTGTTGGTCACCTTAACGAATACGTAGTTCTTGCTACCCTCGGGGCAATACTTGTAGAACCCCGAATCCTCAAGGAACTGCTTGAACAGGATGTGTTCTATTCTGATTGCACCCTTCTCGTTCTTCGTCCAAAATGTCTGCTTGCTATTCTCGTCCTCAATGCGTGTCATCACGGCGTCGATGGTGTCCTCGTCCAACATCGACTCCTGAAGTTGGAGGCGTATCTCTTTCTTGGATACGCCCCGTAGCAACTTGGATTTGATTTGGCTGATGCGCTCCTCGTCCTCGTAATACTTTGTTCCGAAGTTCGCCGTGTTGGAGTAGGCCGAGTTGATGGTGGTGGTTATCTCCCGTGCGGTGAAGTCCTCGGTGATGTATTGGTTCAGCACGTAGGATGCGAGCCCTCGGTTTACACCGAAGTCGTTGAACGCCATCGCAAGGATGTAGCAGTTCTGATTGCGCTGCCCCTCCGTCATGGGGTACTTTTTTGTCCACCACTTTACGAGTATGTCCACAATCTTATTCTCGTCAGTTATAGGGATGGTTGGCCTGTCCCTGACCTTTGACACCTCCGTGTACTCAGGCTCCGCTATAACGTCCCAAATGGAGGAATTTGGGTTAATGTAAAGCAGGGGGTCATAGGACTCGTAGCAGACCCTGCTTAGGTTCTTGCTTGTCTTGTCGAAGTACGGGCTGTTGAAGTGCTTCTCGAGGCTGTTGAAGTAGTTGACGTGGTTTGATGGGTCGGGCGGTATGCGAACCAATACCTTCAGGCCGTTGCCTGATGGTGAGATGAACACGCTGTACACGTACTTGCTCTTGGACAGTGTCTCCTTCTCCTGAAGTAGTTCCTTTTGGTTTACGTACCCGTCGAAGTCGAGGCAGATGATGCCCGAGTGTTCGACGATGGAGTCGTCAGACCGCTTGTTGAACTTGCCGCTGAAGCAGATGGCGGGCAGTTGCTTCTTCAGTTCGTTGCGCTCCTGCTTTCGCTTCTCTAATCGTATCTTCTTGACCAAGTCCTTGGTTGCGCCGTCCTTGATGCGCCCAAGTATCAAATTGAGGTCACGATAGAATGGGGTGTCGGTGTCCTTGATGGTCTTGAATATGGTCACCAAACTACTATATGTCGCTGATGTCATTCGTATGTCGATTTAATGTTGATTTAATTGAGTTAACTGATTGATTAGTAATACTTATGTCGATTATGTCAATTATTCTTTCTAAATATAAATAAAAAAAAATAATAATAAAGAGAGTATATATAGAGAAGTAGGGGGTTCTGAATTGACTTTTCTGACATAGGTAGGGGCGAAAAAAAGTGGGGGCGAACCCCCACTCTTCTCGTGCAATAGCCTCAGAATTAGAACGGTAGTTCTTCCTTTGGTGTAGCGGACGCCTTCGGAGCCTTGGCCTTGGTTGTGGCCGGAGCATCCTGCTTACCCTTGGGTTCGTAGGTGTCCAACTCCATGTAGGGGTTACCGCTTCGGCCATACTTGGCGTTGAGGTTCACCCAACCATTCTTCTCATGCTTACGCATGAAGGCGATGGCGTCGTCTACCTTGATACTTACTCTCCCGATTACGAAGTCGGGTGCGTTCTCCTGTCGCTTGAAGGAGAAGCCGTCTGCGAAGATTTTTTCTTCTGACATTGGATTGTGGTTTTTAGTTTGACGCAGTCTGTTTGAACCCACACCGAATCCCTGCGCCTGAACTCATGTGTGGGTATGTTGTTGGTGTCTTCGAGGACACTACTCGAGTGTGATGTGCATGTCAACGGGGGCGGGGCAGTTGCCTCCGAAGTATGGCTTGAGGTTGTACCCCCAAGATGGGGCTGTGCCTAACCACGGCGTTTGGTATGTTACCGAGCCCGCCTTGAACGTGAGCATGTTGTCCGTGCTGAGGTATACAGACACGTCGATTGGAGTCTCGGGGTCTGCCCATGCGAAGCCTACGATTCGCCTAACTCCCTTCTCGTAGAGGTAGACCATGAGCCTGATGCGCCCATCGCGTATCCTCCAACCAACTCGAATGCTGTTGGTGTGGTGCATACCATACGACCAACCGAACAACTTGTTGGTGTCCGTGTCGCATGACGAGATGCCCGGCAGAACCATACACGAATCATCGAACGTGACCCTGTACCCCATCGACCTCCTTCCTGTATGGAACTGACCGATGCTGAAGCCCGATGAGTAGTGGCTACCCTTCTTGATTAGTACATCCATAGTATTTGTTTTTGTAGTAATACTCGCCCTCTTGGTAGAGGCTATGGAACAACTCGTCCGATAGTTCCCCTGCGTGTCCTACGTATGCGAGGACTACCTGAACACGCTCCCGTCCGAGGTAGCGTATCTTGAGGTCTGCCGAAACGGATATGCCCCTGTCCTCCAACTCAGAGATGAAGTCGGTAAGTGCCGTGTTCATCAGTCGAAGTCCTCTATTTTCTCCTGAGCCAAGATGCTAAGGAGGAGAATCTCGTATGGTGTCAGGATGCCATCAGAGTTTGAGTATGCGTTGTCGAGCATGGCCTGAATGCTGATGTCCCACGGCAACTTGTCGAGCCCGTCGGTGTCGATAAGGCTGTGCTTTACGAAATGGTCTGTCAGTTCAAATGTCCCCTTGTCGGTTTGGATTACGTACCCGTTCTCAATTGATGGGTGCTTGTGAAGTGTTGCTTGTGCCATTGGTTTGGTGTGTGTTAGTCGAGGTTTTCAGATATATAATAGTTACTAATGTCGTCCCAATGTTCTTCTGAGAAGAACCTGTTGTACACCTCAATCGCCCTGATAACCTTCTGCTCTCCCGAGTCAACGAACGACTGCGTTGGCTTGAAGATACCGAGTTGAGATGTGCCCTTGTCGATGACAAAGAATACGAGAGGCTTTCCAAATAGTTGCTGATAGATGAAGCACTGCGAGTCGTAGTTGTACGCCTTGGCCGAATACTTGAACTTGTGGATGTCGCCCGTGGTCTTCAGGTCTATGATGCTGTCGGGTGTGACGATGTCAGCCTTCCCCTTCCACATCATGCCGTGAATCTCCGTGATTGACGGAACCTCGTATTGGTTGCCCTCCCTGTAAATCTCGTCAAAGAAAGTGATATTGGCCTTGATGACCGACACAAGTCTGTGTATATCATCGAGTTCTTTTTTTAGCAGGGCGAACGGCAGGTTGTGGGTGTCGCAGTATGCCTTGTACTCCTTGGTCGTGCGTGTGCTAACGTCAACGAACGGGACGAACTCGGCCTTGTCGGGCTCGATTAGAAGTTGATGAAATAGGCGACCTTCTGCGAACGCCTTGTTGTCCTCCCTCGGCTTTCCAAACTGCTGAGGGTTACTCAGCAGTGAGCCAATGTCTGAGTTGGACAGGTAGTTTTTGCCGATGCCTCGGTAATACTCGTTGTCGTCCTTGAGTGCGCCTATGATTACATCGTGGTCTTTCATGCCCTGACTAATTTTTCAATCTCCTTCTGTACCGATGGGCTGATGATGTACTTGCGACTCAGTTGCTGAACAATCTTGTCGAGTCCGAGTTGCTTGTTGCCCGTGATGTAGGTCTCGACCTTGCTCCAAGACTCGTCACCCTTCTCGAGTGCCGTCTTGCTATCAGACTGCGGGGATTGGCTCCCCGTGTCGGGGATGTCCTCGCCCGTCCAAAGGCTAAGTCCAAGTCCGTGCATGGCGATGGCCTTGGCTGTGCTGCGTTGGATGGCCTTGTTCACGTCCATGCTTGTCACCTTGTCAACGGGGATGGCATTGTTTCGGAAGTCCATGATGGGCAGGTAGTCAATATGCTCAAGCCCGTTGACCACGATGCCGACCTTGACGTATGCGGTCTTGCCGTCGGTGAAGTAGTTGTTGCCCGTGAATGACGACTCGTACACGATGCGTTGTGCGTCGGGGTGTGCGCTCTTGAGCATAGACCATGCGTTCGCCCACGATAGGTAGTCGAGGTTTCCCTTGCGCTCAATCTTATCCCTGACGGGTGTTGATGCGAGTCTGCTGAAGTAGTTTGTGTTCTCTTGCATTGTTGCTTGCGTTTCTGTTGTTTGCTTTTGCTTCATTGTACGTTGGTTTGGATTCTATTGATAACACGGATGTAGTCTCTGTCTTCACGCATACGTCGCTCGGTCTGCTTGATTCCGTAGATAACAGACGAGTGCCCTATGTCGTATCCGTTCTCCCCCATGTATGACATGATGGATGAGACATTGATAGGACGCTTGCTGCACAGGTAGTACAGCATGTGTCGGGCGTTGGTGTAGTTTCGGGACTTAGTCTTGATGAACAGCAACTCCCTTGGGAAGCCGAACTCGTCGGCCACCTTGGTTGCGTAGTTGTCGAATATCTCTCTCTTCATTTGATTGGATTGTGGGTCTGCAAAGTTACGAGAATAAGTTTAATTCTCGTTCTTTTTGTTAATAAAATTATCAGCATGTCTTTGCCACAGCACAGACTCAACCGTCTCAAGTTTTCCGCTACGTATCTTGGTGATAATCTCTGATGGTTCTGCCTCGTCGTATATCTCGAGAAGGAACGAGTTGTCCTTGAGACATTGGATAAAGAAGTCGCCTTGGTATATGAGTACATCTGTGCAGTCACTATGCAGTTTCTGCTTTGGCTTGTGCTTTCGCTCGAAGTCGGGTCGGTACACGAACATGCCTGTTTTTTGGAAGTCTTGTAGTGTCATTTGCTCTTTATGTTTTTGATTGTCATCCATAGATTACCTCCCCGAGTACCATGTATTGGAATAGAATGTCTGCTGAGTTTGCGTCCCCCTCTCCGTTGACCCACTCCGTCAACGCCCAAGCCTCCCCTCCATCTGCGAGTTTCTGAAGTCGAGACTCGATGGTGTGTGTGCTTAGGACTCCGAGCAGTTCGTCTTGGTTCTCGATGTCGTTTATTTCAATGTCAATGCCGTGGTCAAACACCGCCTTGAACAGGGCTATACTTAGGCATCTCTCATCCTTTTTGGATACCGCCTTGCGTATCTTGAGTACCTCGCTGTCGGGTAGCCAATACCAATAGTTACTGCCTCCCTCGAGTGCTGTGACAAGTACATCCTCGATGCACTGCCTTTCAATCTTCGTTGTGATTTTGATTTCTGTCATTGTTGGTTTGTATTTGATTGCTTGGTTTTCCGTTTGACCAAAAGTAGTCGCACCTCCCCTCGTCCTTGAGCGGAGGGTCTACGAAGTATGACTGCCTGTACTCGTTGGGTATTGCTGTGTGTCGGTGGCACTGCTCCTTCACGGGGCATCCTATGCCATTACACATTGCGATGTCTGCCATAGGTTTCGTTGTAGTATTGTTCTGCTTGGTCATTAGTCCACTGAGTATGTGGATGTTTATCAAATACCCGTTGCCCTTCAATGTGAGCATCTATTATCTGCTCCTTCTCCATCTGCTTGGCTTGTTCAATAAGTCTTAATATCTCTAACTCACAATTTCTTTGACTAATTCTACGTAATGATAATTGTAGATTAAGTTCTAAAACTTTAGGCATCAACCATTCAACTGCGGTTTGTTTCTTTTCCATTTTTAGTTGTTAGTTTTTAATTGTTAGTGTGTCTGATTTAATGTTTGTAGTCAGGACAGGCCATCGTGTCCTCGAGGACACCCTTACTTGCGTCAGTATTTCAATACCTCCGACTCGCAGAACCACTCGTCACACGAACCGCAATGGTAGTCCATGAACCCGTCGTGCTTTAGTGTGTGGTAGCAGTTGACGCACATCGCCTCCTGCTCCATCCTGCTTTTGAGTTGCTCGTGTTCGTACATTAACTCGTCGGTGTAGGTGTGCGATGCGGCACTCCTTGCCTCCTGCTGATACGCCGACACCCACGACCCCTTGAATCCCACGCTCTGATTGTATGACTTGTGGAGCCTCTCTCCACTTGGTATCTCCGTTCCGTTGAAGTACACCCAACAATTCTTGACCTTGCCATCAATCAGTATTGGAATCCTCTTGCGTGTGTACCAATTCGGGTGACCCTCGAGTGCGTCCAAGTCTGCCATTACCTCGTTGCTTACCTTGAACACATCAACGCTGACCCATTCACCTACACCCTTCTTGTCGATGAGGTACGGAAGACCCTTGATGATAAGCGGATACTTGTCGAATGTCTCACCATTGCCGATGAACTTAGAGTCGGATAGGAACCTGTTGTAGTTCCCGTTGCCACGCTTGAGTGTGCCGTACACGGCCACCAAGTTCGGCTCGAACACGTTATCCTTCGAGTACCACACGCCGTCATGCTGTGTCCAAAGGTGCTTGTTGTAGATTTGGTATGAGCGGTTGCGTGTGTTGATGGTGACGAACCTGCATGGGTATTTCTCAAGTTCGTTGCTCCACTTACGGCGTGGTACATCTCCGATGCTGTTAGCCAACACCTTGGTGTCGCTCTCCTCCGCGTTGCCGAGCATTGGAATTGTTCCGTTCATCATAAGCCACTCGCTCTTGTTGCTACCGCATTGGAATGGGTGCGTGTTCTCTATGCCAATCTTGCCAATTGTGGCGTAGCGGAAGTGTGCAATGAATGGCCTGTCCGTGAGCAGAACCTTGTACTCCTTGGACTTGTGGTATGTGACCTCGAACGTGTCGAGCCACATGATGCCGAGTCCGTGCGGGTTCATGCGTGATGATGTCTTTGCTACCTCTGTTGATAGTTTCTTTCCTTCCTTCTTGATGATGATGATACACATAGTTTTGATTTGAGTTTATGCAGAGTGTCTTTGAAGACACAGACTGCTGATTAGGATTGTAGTGGGGGTTACTTTTTTGACATATCAATGTCGTTGAACATGTCGAGTAGGTCGGTCAGTATTGACCAACCCTCCTCGATGCTCCGCTCCTCGAGTGTGCGTCTGATAAGGAAGGCTACCGCCTCCACCCTTTCGTCCGACCAATCGGGTCTGATTGACTTAATGTCGAGTAGTGACCACCTGATGGTGGCGAATACGTTGCTGTCTTGTTCTTCTTTCATGGCTTAGTCTATTGTGTCGTCTGTTACATAGTCAGGTGGATTGATGGCTGTCACGCTGTACCCTGCGTTCCTTTCTTTGAAGTCCAAGGTGTAGGTGTTGGTCTGCATGGACACCACGTCAAACTCCTTGATGAAGTCGCAGATGTAGTCGATGATGTTCCTTCGCTCTCGCTTGTTGTCCCTCATGTACACGAGGGTCTCATCTTCTACGTATACCTTGAATACCTCATGCACTGCGGAGGTGTATGCGTCGATGTAGTGTTCGACCTTGAATGTTATCTTCTTGTCTATCATAGCCCGTAGTAGTGTTCGTCCCAAGTTATTGTCTCTTGTCCGTAGTCTACCTCCACGTTCCACCCGTCCTCCATGATGGCGTATAGTACGCTCCGTGGCTGTGACCTGAGCAGGTACATGAACGCGTCATGCTCACTACTGCACTCGAACTTGCACACGTTGTATTGGTAGACCTTAACTGCGATTGGTTTCTTTATCGTCCTCATGTTACTTGCCTCCGTTTAGATAGTGTTTGTACTTGGACTTGTTGCGGCTCTTGCGTACAGCGTAACGCTTGCCGTCGATGGTCTCATAGATAGGCCATTCCCTGCCATTCCTATCTGTGAAATAGGACGGGGTCTTACGCACACGCTTACGCTTGCGCTTGGTTGACTTGCTTGATGAGATTACGTTGACAGCGCCCGTGGCCTCGTCAACCGAGATGGTGATTGTGATTACTTTCTTCATTTGATTTGAGTGTTTTTTGATTAAAGTCTGTCTTCAATTTCTGATAGCATCTTGCTCATCACTGCGATGGATGTGACGCATAGTATCAAGCATAGTAACATCTCGCCCCCCGTGGTTGCGAGTTTGTGGAATGCCATGAGTGATGCGAGTGCGGTGACTGAACTCACCCCTGCGATTATCTTGTGCTTCCTCATCGTGATATGCCTGATAGTTTGAATGCCCACTTCCAAATGCGTGACGCGTTGGCGTTCACTTGCTCGCGGCAGAGGTGTACGCACTCGATGGTCTCGGTTGATGTGCGGTAGTCGGTGTCGTGCGAGTATTCCACCCACTCGTTCGGTGTGCCACATGATGGGGACGATGATGGCCTACCACCACGCAGTAGTTCAACTAATTCACGGAGCGTGACCTCCTCCCTCTCTGCGAGGAAGCCCGTCTCTTCGTACTCCCCGTGTTCTGCCGACTCGGGGGAGATGGTCGCATAGGTGCGACTGATGAGGATTGTTTTCATTTGATTTGAGTTATTATTGTACAAAGATACGACGGAAATTAGACATCTCCAAGTGTTGTTGATAAGTTGTTTTCTTCGAGAACCAACTCGCCCCTGAAGAAAATTAAATGCTCGTAGACCATTCGGATGCCGTGGTATTTCTCAACCACAACGATGCTACCGAGCGTCCTACTCAGACGCTTTGCCTTGTGGTAGGCTGTCGCTTTAGACCTGATGACGTGCAGTACCACGGGTTCTCCATGCTCGAACACCGCCACCAAGTACGGGTTCTGTGTCTTCGAGGACACCTTATCTGCTGCTTCCATAGTCTTCAACGTATTGTGCGATGGTATTCCAAGTGATTCCATACTCCGCGTCGTGGTTCTTAATCATGTTCACGAGTGCGACCTGTGCCTGTTCGAGGCTGATGGTATGCGTTGGGTGCGGGTAGTCTACCAAGTCCTCAGCGCTCCACTTGATGGACTCCCTTCGGTACTGAGCGAACTCGTCCACCATTGCGATGTACTGCTTCACTATTCTGTCGAGTGCCTCCTTAGTTTGTGCAAACGTGCGCTTGTCCACCTCCACATTGTCCATGTCCACCTCCACCTCGATTATTTTTGCTCCACCCTCGGCGTACACCAAGTCCTCGATGGCTGAGATGGGTATCTCATTTTGTGCAAACATCTTCGCTTCTTCGGGGGAGTTAGCCTCGACCTCGAACGTCGGCGTGAAGAGTACCGACATAGTTACCTTGTAGTTTTTCATTGTGCTTGTGTGTTAGTTTTGATTACCAATTCCGTATCAAGTGTCCACTCATCGGGAGTGGGGATGACGAGCCAATCTAAGGCATCCATCACCGCTTCCTCGGTAGTCGGGTCGTACTCCCAATCTTTTATATACGCCTTGCCTTCTGCAAGGTAAGTCCACATATCATCCTC